GCACAACCAAGACTCTTGCTACACTTTACAAAGAATAAAATTTCTGGATTTAAAGAAAAACTTATTGTTGATCTAGATCCAGACACTGTAGCTCTCAAACCCAAGGGTGCAAAAGAAGCTTTGATTGAAGCAGAATCTTACAGGGATATGAAAGAAAAAGGTATAACGAAATTGCAAGGAACACAAGTAGTTCAGATTGAGGCAACAGAATATGAAAGAGAATACGAATAATCCCTATGATGGTGAGCCAGTGGTAAAACCACTGGCCACCACAAGTAGGCACTTAAGGAAAAGTGGCCCTGTAATTGCTCAAAAAATTCCCAAAAGATGGGGTTATGAATTAATATATGCAAATGATAAATATTGTTGTAAACTACTAGTGATAGAACCTGGCTGGGAAACATCTATGCATTTGCATTTAGAAAAAGAAGAAACACTGCTTGTTGTTGCTGGACAATTGCTTGTTAAGTATATAAAAGATAAGAAAGAACACACCTATACTGTAGGAGTTGATGAAGCTTTTACTATCGCACCAGGTTTTCCACATGCTCTTGTAGCTTTGGATAAACAAGTGAAATTGGTAGAAGCGTCAACACCTTCGTTCGATACCGACTCAATAAGGATTTATTAATGAAAGACGAAATGTTAGGAATTTACTGCGTACCGCACAAAAAATTCTACTACCTGGAAACAGGAAACTTGTATGTACACAACCCAGTACCTAGACTCAGAAACACACTCCAACAGAGAGGTTTGATTGATTTTAATCAAACCACCTACATGAACACCAACGACTATAGAATAGTTACGGTTAAGCAAGCCAAGCTTGAAGGTTGGGAAATGGAGCCAATATACATCAGCAAACATGTAAAATCCATGGTCTTGGGCAAAGAAATAGAATCTGAAAGTGAAGATTCAACTCCCAAAAGATCTTGGGGAAAGAAAACTGCAAAGCCAGAAGCAAAAAAGAAAAGAACTCCTAGAAAGAAAGCTGCTGTAAAAGAATCTAAAGCGCAGGAGCAACAAGAAATTGAATGAGTGAGAAGGAAGAAGGATCGATAGCAAGGATGTTGAAGGAGCTAAAAAGCTTCTTCGCAATACTATTCTTGTTGATCCTTACTTTCGGATCTGGTTTTTTATTGTCAGACTGCAGTGCTAAAGCTAAATATGCAGAGCTGCTTGATAGAAAGAACCATTCAGTAGAAGAACTAGAAGTAGCAAACAATAAAGTGAAAAGTTTATCTTCTGTCATATCTGATAAAACTGAAGAAGCAGAAAAACTTAAAGAGATAATCAGAGACTATGAAAATAGACCAGCAGAAATCAGATATATTGTTAAGACAGAAACAATTCTCGTTGGAAACCAAGAAACTACCACAGAAATCCCGCCCAATCACTTATTTAGATTTAACAACGGATTGCCAGTTTCTAGGTTTGCCACAACGGAAGAAGGATACTCGTTCAGTACGTTTGATGTAACTTTCGAAACAACAACTGTAATATCTGAAGATCAAACTGCAATATCTCTGTCTGCTATATCTTCTTACGAACCAGATGTTCGCTATCCAATACCAGTATCAAGCGAAGTAGTAAGAGTTAGGGAGCATAAGATATTTGAACCGCATCTTTTGGTGGGTGCTACAGGTTCTTTTGACTTAGGCCCTGTAGGAGGTGACCTGAGCGCATCGCTTTACACTTCTCTTTTTCACATTACCGATAACATAGACTTAATATCTCCAAGAGTGTCATTTAACAATGAAAGCTTCAGGATAGGTATAGATGTTATCTCATACAATATAGGAGACCCACTACCCATAGCAACAGACCTATGGGTAGGTCTAGGAGTCTCTGGCAAAATAGGCAATCAAGGGCCAAGCATTGACCTAACTATAGGTAGTAAATTTTGAATGACTCATTTACTCTTGGGAAACAGATTACTGAAGATGAATTAAGAGCATACACAAAGTGCTCAAAGTTCTATTATTTTGGCGGCAAAACAGAACGTACTTTTGGACTTAAAGTCGTAAAAGATACAGTAGAAAGATTAACTATCAAGTCCATTAGAGGTCTACTCAAAGACCCTATGCTTGATGTACATGCTAGCCTTCTTACAAGTATGGCTCATCACGCTCAGCAAGAATCGCTAATTGAGCCTCAGATAGATAGATATTTGAGCGCTTCAATGCTGTGGCTTGAAGAATTTTTTAATCTATTTGCATTTTCAACTTACATACCAGTATTCGGCCCAATAAAACCAATAATAAAAGTCAGTAATACTCCAGTGAAATTAGATATCTCTGGAATATACAGATCGACAAAAAATCAAACGATACATGCAGTATCGTTTTCACCTTACAAAACTAAGCATGCAATACTCAACGATCCAAGTATCATATTAAAAATGAAGCTACTCTCACCCTTTGTGAAAGAGCATTTCCCATCCAATAGACCAAAGATAAAACTACATGTATTCTATTATGGCAAATCTCATAACCTGGGCTATGTTAATATAAGCTCTAATAAAATTGATGAAAAAAGATATGAAATGATTGAGAACATTGTTGCAAGTATGGAGAAAGGACATCACTATCCAGTGATACCGTGCTTGTATTCTTGTAAATATAAAAAGGTATGCTTACCGAACGGAGATGATAATGGCTGATGCATTTGGTACCAAATTTATACTTGTTAACGATACACAGCAAGTGCTGAATGAAAAGATATTTGGCGGTGGACCTTGGTTACACTTAGCTACTGTAGTGCGAGGATTTAAAGAATACATATGCTTTAAACATGTCCCAACCGATGCAGTTTATATCGAAGAAGTAGATCCTAAAGAACCTACATTGTTTAAAAAAATACAAGATGATCTAGAGTTTAACGATCTAAAAGACTTCTTGATGTCTCATGGAGTTTTAAGTATCGGCATCAACAAGGAGTTCAAAGTTGCAAAATAAAAGAAGCCAATGGAAAAATCAGTTCTTCGAAATAGAGTCAGCTTCCTCACTGCACAACAAGGTGAGAGAAATATTTATATCTGATAGCTTTTTTAAAAATTTAAAATGCTTTCAAGAAGTTCCTGTTGCAGCCTTGGTAGAAGGCTATAAGTATAGGAATCATAAAGTTGACTGGTACATAGATGAGCTGGAAACAATTCTAGAAATACACGGAAAACAACATTACGAAATGGCAAACTTTGGAAACCTTCCATACATGGAAGCTCTAGTTCAGCACAATAATATAAAATATAGAGACAACATGAAAAAGACAGCACTACTTAATGCTGGCTATGAGTACAGAGAAATAGATTACAAAACAACAAAAAAGCTTAATGCTGAATCAATTAAAGAAATCATATTAAATTCGGAGAGATGATGGACCAAGAAAAACAAATTGCTTTAGAAGAATTTATGCAAGGTGTGGAGAGTTGGTCACCTGCAGACGTACTATACTTTGGGCCATTGCGAAGAGCAGTGTCCTTGTATGGGCCAGTAACCAGAGAAACTGTCTTTCCTATAATAAGTCAAGTCCTCGAACTTGAACAAAGAGATCCAGGGAAGCCCATTAGGCTTCACATAAACACAGAGGGTGGAAGCTTGTCTGATGCGTTAGCACTCTACGACGCACTCAGGGGTGTATCTGGTCCCATTGTAACTGTTGCTACCGGCATGTGTGCTTCAGCTGGATTGCTACTGCTTTCTGCAGGAGATTTAAGATTAGCTACAAAGAACACATTGTTCTTTTATCACGAGCCGATACTTCCGTTAGATGAGATAATATCTAAAAAGCAACTTGACGAAACGGTTAAAGCATACGACTTGTGTAAAATGACCTACGAAAGAATAATAAAGGAAAAAACCAATATGTCAGATGAGATTTGGAACAAAGAATTTGACGGCGAAACCTCAAAGTATTTTGATGTTTCAAAAGCTCTAGAATATAATTTCGTAGACGATATCGTTCAAGAAGCAGAAAAAGTTTTAAAAATAAAAGCACAGGAGTAATCATGGCCTCTAGAGGAAAAGGCGCTAGAATCAAAGGAGCAAACTTTGAAAGACATCTAGCCAAATTAATAAGCGAACAAACAATTCTTTCTGCCAAGAGAGGGCTTGGTCAAACAAGAGGCGGTGGTGGCGAAATTTCAGACGTAGATATCCCCATACTACACATAGAAGCAAAGCGACACAAGCGTTGCAATATTAAGGCAGCACTTGAACAGGCTATCACTGACGCAAGCGATAATGGTAAGATACCAGTAGCAATTACTAAAGATGATCGAAAGGAGATCTTGGTTACAATGAGATTTGACGATTGGATAGACTTTTTTAATTCCTACTTAGGAAATACAGATGTACAAGACATTACCAACGAACAGGAGACCTCTACCACTTAAGGTAGAGAGCTCTACATTTGCAAACACATGGAAGGCGTGTATTGTTGATAAACAATCAGACCTAACTTATGTGCTGTGCATGATGGAGCCAGTCTTCGTTCATTGGGAAAAATTGTTGAAAGCAAGAGATTTAAAAGAAGATATAAACTTCCTTACACTATGCCGTATGCTAGATCCAGATCCGTCTGTAGCATTAAGTAAAATTAAAAAGTGGGTAGTGTGGGCTGAAAGTTCTTCGAGCGTTAAAGAGGAGCTCATATACATATTTATCGAAAGAATGAGAAAGTTTAAATATAGCCCCTCTAGCGCCTCTGACAGAATGGTAGAGTATGTCGTTGCTAAAGATTTCAAAAGAGGCTTGCACCACCATGTGAGGGCGATTAATAGACTAAAAGCAAGGGACGCACTATTCTATTCAGAGACCTTTGACGAAAATGATTTTGGAATTAATACTGTATTTCCAGACTTTTATGTGTTAAATATAATCAAGTCCAGCAAATGGAATTCTTACCTATTTCACTTGATATCGGAAGGATACCCTACGATAGAAAGGTCAGAATTAACAAAACTTCATAGAAGAAACTTATATAAAGAGGAAAAAAAATTATGCCAACTAGCAAAGCAGAAGCCATAGAGCAACTCAATGGCCCTAATAGCGTAAGCAATCAGCAAGCATTAGTTAAAAAGATTCTTGGCTCAGAATCAAAGAAGACCGTAAAGAGAGCAATACCTGGGGGTAAAACCCTAGTAGAAGACTTGTCAGATAAAGACTTAGCTCCTGCAGTCTATACATGGTTGAGACATTGCAGACATTTTACTTCAGCAATTCTTTCTTTTGCACAAGATCCATCTTCACTTAACATTTCAGAAAACAAAATAATAGATTTTGATTCAAGAGGCAGACTTGCTGAGTGGGAAACTCGTGGCAAAAAATGGCTTTCAGAACGTATAGCAGATATAATTATGCGAGATAACGTAGTGGCCGTAAGAATTGAAAAAGACGGCTTGTATTTAATGACTGATAAAGATGGCACTTTCTCTCCACAGAGTGAACAGTGGGAACCTTACATTCAGTTTTCACCATTTAGACCCCCAACATTCTGAGGTAAATATGTCTATCCAATTAGAAATAAAATACTTTGAACTTGAGAAAGAACTTAAAGCAGTTAAAGCTGAGCTTAAAGCAGCACAAGACGAACTTGTTGCATTGAGAACAGTAGCAGCCGCAGCTGCCAAGCCCAAGGCATCTTCTAAGGCATCTTCCAAGTCATCATCTTCTAAATCTAGTTCAAAGAAAAGTTCATGAGCAGAAGGCAAGAAGCTATAAGTAGCATCAAGGCCGAAATGCAATCAATTCTTTTAAAAAAGCTAGAGCTAGAAAACAGCCTATCTAAACTTCAAGAACAAATACAGTTCTTAGAAAAAGAAGAGAAAGCATCAAGCTCTGAAAAAATAGAAGATCTCTTAACTTTTAGAGATTAACTATGAATGAAGTGGTTAAGTCAAAATATACTTAGAAAAATTCTAAAGTCACTCGTAATATTGAATCTTTACGATGCAATATGCACTTTCGTATGGGTGACAAATGGATTAGCTGAAGAAGCTAATCCTCTGATGGCAACATTGCTAGACTTAAGTCCACTCTACTTTATGCTTGCCAAGATGACTTTGGTCAATTTTGGAATATGGTTGATTTGGCAAAACCAACAACATGTTTTTGCTAAGTTTGCTACTGTTCCTACATTTGCTTTATATGCTCTAGTAGCTTTAAAGCATACTGTTTACATTGGCATGTATATGCTTAATTTAATAAGCTAACTGCAGCTGCCATTATACCTAGTATACAAACTGACATAATGATGCAGAGCGAAACAGACGCAAGCATTGCACTTTTTAAATCAAGACCCCTCCAGTCAAGATAATTTCGTAATCTTTTGATACGACTTTCTTCTGGAGGGGTTTCTTTTTCTGGAAGAGGTTCTACAAGTCTTAAGTATGGTCGTTGATTTTCAGACACTACCTCTCCTAAAAGTTATAAAGCTCTTTCTATTAACTGCCTTATTGTTGACTCGTTGAAACCTCTTAAGCCAGACACTACTGTGTGTGACCTGTCTAGCAAAATAAACGTAGGCCAACTCTGCACAGGATATCCGTGACGAATTCCACTTGAGGTCAACAAGTCCCTGCTGCCTTGCAGTATTGGAGATGTAGTTATTCCGAATAGTTCAGCCCATCGCTGCTGCTCAGCCAATTCAACAGCTTCGTTTGTTTGGTCAACAACTAGTATCGTAACGTAGTGAAAATCTTCGTAGCTATCTTCGATTTGCTGCACACTCATTGCGGCCTGCTGACAAGGCCCACACCACATTGCAGAAAGATCTATCAGAACAACATCTCCAGCATGATCAGACAATCTCCAGAGCTCTCCGTCAGCATCAATTAGGGCAAAGTCACAAGCTTTCTGACCTATATCATGTCCGCAGTCTGTTTCTAAAAAGCCTGGAGTTATTTCTACAACTTCCTCTTCTGCTTCATCTTGAGTCAGTGCTGCTGAATCAGTTTGTAGTTCTGCAGGACCACAACATGCAAACAAAAACATAAAAGTAATTAAAGATCTCATTCAGCACCTCCCGTATCGCCCGTACTTCCTGTACCGTAAGGATCATCTGGGTCGTAGTGATAAGCAATATCTACATGGTCGTTCCCTGCTGGGATCACTGTAAAGTAAACAGTGTTATCTGAAGACTGGTAGTACCAATCCCAATTCAAAACGCCATTTATAAAAACCCTCATACTAGTTTCATCGGAGGGACGGTAACTAAGCTCGATGGACTCGTAGGGTTCAAGCCTGCTTGATGCGTCAGTTACTCCTGGAGCCCAATCTTCAGAGCAGATATCTACAACAACTCCCCCAAAATAATTTGTTGCCTCCATATATCTATTGCCAATGTCCATTGGACTTACATAAGAATCACAAACAGAATCTACTGCTTCAACATTATTGATACTAGCTAGAAAAGCTGAGCCTCCACGAAGGGATCTGTACCATGTTTTAAAATCGTTAATATCTGAGAAGTGATCATCGCTTTGCTCCTCTTCGTCAGATACCATAACTATTAATAATGCTGCATCTGGGCGCAGCCAGGTTGATGCGTAAGGGTTGTTGTGAATATATTCGTAAGCAGCATCAAAGCCTTCTTCACGGCCTCCACGAGCCATGGCGCTATACATATCCATTGCATCAACAATGTCATCACCAGGGACTAAAGGAAACTGAGCTTCAGCAACAGCTTTTGAAGGATCATTACTCATCATAGCTAAGCGCCATCCAGAATCTGGTAGAGCTTCAAGCATTGCTTCGATACCAGCCATCAATTCAGGATCATACCTATGCATTGATCCTGAAGTGTCAATAATCCAGAGGATATCGACACCATCTACACTTTGGGGCTGATCAAAAGAATCAACCCAAATCTCTCCATACTCAGTGTCGCCAGGTACTTCTACTTCGACGTATACTGGTACCTCAACTTCCACCTCGACTTCAACTTCGACTTCTACCTCGACGTATTCAGTTTCACCGGGAACATCGACATATACAGTCTCAGTCCCACCTACAATGGCATAGTCGGTTACACAACCTGCAAGAGCCAGGCAGAGTACTGTAACAAATCTGAACATAACAATCTCCTATGGCTAAGTACTAAAATAATAGTAACAATATTAAGCCTATAAAAGAAAGTGCTCAAAGAAAAAACAATCTGTAAGATAACTGTTTCGCTAATTTTCGGCAAACATTATTTAATTTGGCGAATTGATTTACAAGAAAAGCAATAAGTATACTGTTCTCAGGAGCTGCTATGTTTAGTGATGATGTAAGAGGCCGTATTAAGATAAATAATTATGGACTACCCACGAGTAGAAAGATAGTAGGAGTAGCTCAAGCACCTGCTATAACTATCACGCAGCTGCTAATTGTGATGATCTGGGGGAGGGATGTCCGATACACAGAAGGACTGGCGAATATTGGCGTACTTAAAGAACGCGACCGTTAAGCTAGCTGAAAAAATTGAAGAAACTGATGACAGAGAAGAACTCATAGATAGCGTGATGAAGCTTAGGGAAGTGAAGAGAGTTGAACTTACTTACAAAGAGTTAACGAAAGAATAACTATCTACCTTTATTATAGTTTGCATTAGTAGTCCCCCAGTAGTGAACTCCATAACTATCTTTGCACTTTGGGCTGTTGAGGTCTACAAACTCATCTTGCCAAAACGGTATAAAACTTTCGTGACCAAGTATTTTTACGGAAGGCTTATGCTCTTGTATCATGTTGGTTAAATATAGTGGACCAGTTTCTATCCATGCTGCCTCAGTTGGTTTTTCTGGTATCCCATCTATAAGTTTCTTTATGAAGGGCGAATTAGGTGCCACTCCAATAATTGCGTTAGCGATTAAATCGCTATGTCCATCATGCTTTACAACAAAGAGTTCCTCATCTATCTCCAAAAGATCATCTAGTCTTTTCAAAGCTGCTATATCAGCATCAAGATAAATACCGCCATAATCATAAAGCAGTTCATATCTTAATATATCTGATTTGCCACACCATCTAGGAGACAGGTTATATGCTTCTTGATTTCTTATTTCGTAATAAGTAGTAGTCCACAGTCTATACTCCCAGTCGGGATGTAACTCTTTCCAAGAGTTTAACCATTTCCATGGAGGCGGTTTTGGCCCTATCCAAATCTGATGAATTATTTTTGGGATACTCATAAATATTTCTCTCAAATAATTGGAAAGTCTCCACAACCTTCTAAATACATTATAGAGTCTGCCCTTAGTCTCTGTAGGTAAGACGTGGGGTTCTTAGCATAATCAGTGTTCCAGCTTCCCCACGAATGAACACCGTCTTTTCCAAGGTGATCTGTATAACACGTATACGTAGCATACATACTACTGCCTAGTATATCAATTGTGTGCCAATCCCAGTCTCTAAAAGAATTATCTTCTAAGTACAGGCATATCTCCTCGACCATTTCCCTCGTGTACAGGTGGGAAATTCCTCCAGCATATTGCATGCGGTGGGCCTTCCCATCTTCAGTAATCCGTTTTTTAGGAATGCTATAATTATGAGGGGCATACAGGGTAACTGGTTTATCCTTTGGACAATTCCTTAGTACATCAATGAATGATGGATCATGCAAAGCGTCTGAGTCTGTTATATATAAATACTTAAACTTAGTATTTAAAAAATCTTTGAACTGAAACTCTTTCATAGCGTCAATTCCCAAATTAACTTCCGATCTATAGACAGGGCCAAACTCAGAAAGAAATTCAGAGCCATATTCAGTTGAGCAATCATCATAGATCTTAATAGAGGAGCTCTGCTTGTACTTCTTCAAGTTAGAAAGCGAGATATCTACAACTGCCTTTCGATTAAATGTAGCCACTGATATAAGAAGATCTTCCATTTCCCAAACCTACTCGATAAACAAGCTTGACTGCTGATTTTTATGACTTTCGGCTATGACAGAATAGCCGACCTGATGCTGAACATAGTGCCTGTCTGTGCAATAAAAATTAAAGCCCGCTTCCTGCAGGACATGGCCAATCTTAATATCCCATCCTGAGTAATCATTAATCCAGAGGTTATGAATATTTGCCCTCCACCATTTTAAAACATTTGTGTCAAAAATAACCGCTAGATTACCATAATAATCTTTGCCAGAAAACCCATATATTGGGTGACTAGCTTTATTATTTTCAGCTGGCCAGTAACAATCGCCACTTCCGTACATTGTCACTATATCTACAACATGATAAGAATTGAATTGTCTTTCAACTTCTTTTATAGCTTTTGAAAACTGACTAGAGAACAAAACATCATCTTCTAAAAAAAGAATTCGCTCATTTCGATTCTCAATTATTTTTGGAAAAACACAAATCGCTTTATAATCGATAGTTTCTGAATAATCTCCATACTCAGAACTAGGGTAGTGCTTTTGTTTTATTTTTGAACACGGCTCCATCGAATCTATAAGTTGGTGATACTCTTCAGATTCTCCATCATAATAAACGATCGCAGGTAACAGTGAGTGTTTTGCATTAGCGTTGTAGCTTTTTACAAACTCTCTAAAAGTCTCCATTCTTTTATCGCAAGTAACAATGAATGGGCGTATAGAAGTACTTTTTATAAAAGGCCAATCTCTTTTAGTGTGTTCCATAGTTTTAGCTTTTTGCGGCTGAACGGGTTCGGTTTGATGGGAACGCTTGCTTGCAGAAACAGGTTTTTTATTCTTAGAGAAATTACTTCTATTATCCGATGAAACAGAATAACTTTTACCCTTCAACAGCTTTGAACTTCTTTTTCTTCTAGACATTGTTTCTAACTAAGTGGTTCTTCCTCAATCGATGTAACTCTTGCTTCTAGAGCAGTAACGTTAGTATTCAAAGAATCAATCTGAGTTTGAATAACAACAAGTAGCTCGTGAATTTGATTTATACTCGCTAATCTGCTGACAGCTTTTATTGTATCGTTTAATGTATCTTCCAATCTTGTAACGCGAGCTATAAGATTGTTGTATTTTGTTTCTGTAAATGACCAAGCCATTTCAATTCTCCTAATTTAAAGCCATCTCTAACAACTGCAGCAGGGCTGCTGCTAAACCACCACCTACACCACCATATATAATCTTTTCAGTAACAGTTATTCTAACACTTACAAGATCTTTTTCCAAATCAACAACTCTAGTTTCTAACTTTTTTATTTCTTGATTTGCAGCAGCAAGAGCTTGAGAATCTAAAGCTTGCTTCTCTCTGGTTGCGCTATATCTTTCTAATAGTAAATCTATTTTGCTGGACAATTGATCTAATGACTCATCAAGCTTTGTTTCAATAGCACTGAGTCTGTAAGACATTAAACTTAACTCCGACTTAAGAGCGGTAACTTCTTCTCGATCCAAATCTTCGGACATGAAACTAACCTTTTGTACATTTGTCAATTTTGGAAATCATCGACTGAATTTTTGTAGTGTAAGTAGAAACCGTGCTATCTAGCTTCTTAATTTTTAAGATAAAATCTTCTAAATATTCCATGTTGTTTGCATTGTAAGCTTTATCATCTACATAAACGTCTGCACTTGGTTTCCCGAAGTGTATTTCGTCGTAAACAAAGCCCCAATCTTCAAGCTGATTTAAAGTTAATCTACCAATATTTTTTATACTGACACCAGGATTAGATCCTGCAGTTCCCATACCTCTAGCAGTATAGATTATAATGACGTGACCATCATCTTTCAAGCGCTGTAGCATTTCTTTTACACCTGGAAATGCACTAGCAGTCTTGTAAGGTTTACCAGTACATAAAGTATTGTCTAAATCAAAGCAAATTCTCACAACATCTCCTTTATCAATTGTCTACTGCAACTTTGCAGGTTTCGTTTTTATCCACTTCAAAGTTAAATTCAAGAAACACCTATCGCCTTAAGTAACTTTATGGAAGATTTCACAAGAGAATGATTTTCTGAAATAAAGGTAGAAGCTTCCAAACTTTTACTTTTTAATAAATGCTTTTCTTTTTTAGCAAGAGTCAAAGTATAAGTTAAAAAATCTAAGTTTATTGACGCATGCATATCTTGCATAGAGTTCTTTGAAAGAAGAGTGTAGCCAACAGCATAGTTGCAAGGCAAACTCATTAACTCTCTAGCAGCTCCGAAAGAGCAACCTATTACTGGAATGCCCATCGACATTGCTTGCATTGGTAAATCCGCATACTCGCTGCCTTTGTTGGGATAGATCAAATAGTCTGTATTTTTAAACAAACTCATTAAGTTCGATTCCTCATAAGGCTTTATAATTACTGAAATATTTGAGGACTCAAAAATATCATCAGGCAAACTGACTTCCTCTGCCATAATTATCAATCTTACATCTGAAGAATCTCCAAATGCTTTTTTGAAAGCCGCTATTCCAGTTTCTAAATTTTCTCTTTCTTTAAGCCAAAGCTTGTCTTGCTTGAAAGAAACAAGAGAGACCATGGCGAATGTAACAATGTCAGTATTGTTAGGTTCACGATACTTCCATTTATTTACGTCTATACCAATAGGAACATATTCGATTGGAACTGTGACGCCTCCATCCTTGAAAGAATCAATACAAGCTTTAGATGAAACAATTAACTTATCATAAGTGTTGATTGACTCTATCCAGCTTGCGGGAGGTTTTGTAGAGGGGTAGGACGAATGAATATATTTTGCTTTTGCATCAAAAAAAGATGCACCCTTTAAATTTTCTTCTCCAGGTTGTAAGCAGTTCAATATTATCTCTGCTTTGCCGCACCCAGGCGCAGCTAACTTATCCGCAATATTTGGAAGCTTACATAATTTTTCAAAATAAATTGTATTCTCATTAGAATACTCAATGGAAAGCTTAGCTTTGGAAGTCATCTTTCCAATAGCCTTTCCAAGAACCAGGCTTGCATCAATCTTATCCATACATGCAACGTTGTAAGGGCAAGGCCCATACCAACAACCTAAACATGAAAGCTCATCTGTCTTGACAGGAAGATGTCTCTTGTATGGCCCAACTCTAGCTTCGGGCGGAATTGATCCAAAAAGAACAACCGACTCTTTTTCTAAACAACCAGCAATATGCATTGGTCCAGAATCAGGACCAACATACACATGGCATTGCTGAATCAAAGCAGCCATCTGCCTCACGCTAGTGTCACGCATATCTAAGAAGCCATCCATACCTTCTAAGTAATCATGCCTATCAAAAACTATTAGCAATATTTGTGGATGTCTCTGTTTTATAAGCTCTACGAATTGTCTAGCTTTGTCTTTCTTCCATGAACGCATATCATCATTAGAAGAAGGAGCAAAACATACCACTGGCGATTTAAGAGACTTTCTATTTTTAACAATAATAGAACGCGCCCAAACATATTCTTCAAATTCTACTTCTAAGAATGGTAATTCATTTTCTAAAAAATTGATTCCCATGTGTCTTGCGAAGAGATCAATCCTATTTCTATTTGGCAATCCCTTTTTTTCGTAAGGCATGCACACTGAAGAAATGTCTATCACTTTATCATATTTACTTCTATCAACATATCTAGCATCAATAATATGATCTATGAAAGGGGCAGTTTTTAATAGATGATAATAAGAATCATCCCACGTTCTATGCCTGTCAACAGCTACAGTTATTGTTAACTTAGGGTATTTCTTTTTTAAAGCACGTATGCCGGGGGTAATCATAAGAACATCCCCGATACCACCAAGCGACCTTATTATACAGATCGAACCTTCTGGCGAAGTAATCTGTGTCAAAAAAGGACTTGGTCTACTGAATATTCCTTCACGACTATTATTTGCAATCTCAATATCGCGCTGTTTTGCAATAACTTTTCTTGATTGTGTTAATGATCGACTGCCAGTTCTGCGTCCCTTTCTCCTAAAACCCACTTGGGCGCTCCTTTATTATGTGAAATCTATTCTCATTCCAAGGAATATGTGAGGAACTGCCAGCGCTGTACTAAAAATGTTGGGATCATTTGTATCACCAGGTTCCGGTTTAACCGGATTTAACCTGACCACCATCAAACCATCATCTGCAAGCGGCTTGTTAGCTGCAACGTCAAGTGACTTCCAATAGCTGTGTTCAGGTCTTGTTAACGTAAAGTACTCTTCAACTGTTCCAGTATCAGTAGTTGTTGCAGTATTTCCAAATTTAATTACTGATACATAGTCGTAATCCGTAACTGGGCTCGGTGTTTTTTTCCGGTCCATCAACCAGTCTGATCCTTCATACACATCCCCCATCATTGCTGCATAGTCACGCATGTTGCTACCATCCACAAGAGTTAAAGTTTTACCTTTGAGATCATCTGTATCGCCATCCCACGAAGACTCTTTGGTTATACTTGTGTCAAACGGCAAAGTTACACAATACTTCGGATAGTTGTTAAAACCCTTAGCACCATCAGCATCGAATAGTGCACCACCCGAATTACCATTAATATTAGCAATTAAATCTTTCCATAACTCTACACCCTGAGCCATACAGAAATAACCAGTTACCCACATTTTTGTTGGGTACTCCCACTTAGTGCCATTCCAAGTTCTCGGTATTGGAAATTTAGCATAAATTGGCTGACTCTTATCGGTCAACCATTCTCCATGGTAAAATAAAATTCCGTTGGTTGCGAGCCAATCTCCTCCAGATCCAACAGATGGTTCGCGGGCATATCGAATAACTGAGTTCTCAAAATGACCCGCACTTTCAGTAGAGTCTATGCGAGCGCCAGCCAATTCGGCGTAAGTGCCTGTGCTTGATTGTTTTACGTCTGGGTGAGTAAGATGCTGCACTTGGATTCCCGTCTCATTGCAAGAACGCTGATCCCATTCTGATGGCATCAGCCATACACTATCAAAACCAGTGTTTACCGATCCATCAGAACCAGTTGAAGCCCATGATTTTTTCCATTTATTAGTGCTTGAATCCCAAGCAAGTACAGCTCCACCATCCGATCCAGCTGCAGGATAATCAGAACCAGTAGCAACATCTGCAAAATCATCAAGCGTAAGTGCGCTAGGATCAAAAGCAAATTCTACGTCATTAGTAGCTTGAGTTATATCTATTGCACCTGAATAACTACCAGTGCTTTTTAGTTCTCTAAACTGGTGTTGCTTGCTTGTGGTGTCGTAACTTTTATAAACTTCTGCACCGGTACCAACGTTTACAAAGTAAGAAGGATCGTACTCTTCGTCAGCACTATTCCATGTAAGGATAGCACCAGAGCCAGCACCTGGCCAAGTGTCATGCACGTCGGTAAGTTCTGTTGTCTTTGTAGCACCAGAGCCAGAGCCGCCACTAGCAGAAATCTTTATATCTCTTCCACCACTACCAACCTCTTCTACAGTAACGTTGGTACCAGCAACAATTCTTCTGAATTGGTGCTGAAATCTACTTATTCCAGCAGTTGAGACGCCACCTTCATTTTCTTCCAATGTAGCGTAGAAGATATTTGCAGCTCCCCCACTACTGGAAGTGCCACCATTAAGATTAAAGCAAGTTGGTTTTACACCAGGGATGTATTTACTTGCACCATTATTCCACCAAAGTAGCGACTTCCCAGCGTCTGCAGCAGTAGCATCTACATCCGAAAGGAATGTAGTGGGCATTGGGTTTACGTTCAATTTGATAATATCCCCGGTACCCAAGTCCGTGCCCTCCATGCCGATATAATCTCCAGCACGAATTTGCAGAATATCAGCAATTACGGCAGCAGTGAGTGTCGAATCACCAGAGAAAGAAGAACCCACTGATCCGGCCTGGGTGGCCAATGTAATTGTCCTCCAAGCCTGGCCTGCTCCGCCACCGCCACCGCCACTGCCAGTGTTGGTCAGATCGTAGACAGTGCCAGAACTTGGGCATCTCCAGTGAATATGCGCTTCAGTACCACTATCTGTGGTAACGTTCTTAGAAAACAAAGAGCCTTGTTGTGCAGATGTCAGAGGATCTGACCCATCTGCTCTAGTACTAAGATTGATTGGAGAATGATGAGCGTTTACTGCGACTTCATTATTGCCAATTCTGCTTACTGAGAAGTAAGCATCAGCATCAGCAGCTTGAGTAGGTTTGCCGACAGCAAGAAGTGGATAGTCGTATAACGACAGCCAGTTTGCAGCAGCAGGACTAACTACGGACGGAGTTCCATCATATATGTGTATGCCTGCAGGAGTGTTTGCAGTTATATCTAAAACAATCTTTCCACCATCTTTTTCAGATCCTGAATCAGATGAATCAAAGTCGTATGTTTCTTGAAGATTCTGAGCACCACCAGAACTTGAAGAACCACAGCAAAGTAAGTGCCAGATGTCTCCACCGCTAGGTTCTCTGTAATACAAATGCCCATCTATTTGTGCTTGACCATCTCTATCTTTTACTGCTTGAGTACCATCAGATACCCATAAAGCACCCTGTCTCTCTGTAAGGAATTCTGATAAACCAGCATTCGGGTGTGATGGTCCACCAGTATCTGGAGTAAACTGATTTATACTTCTCAGTATTAGAGGCATGTCTGAATAGCTTTCGTTTGCATAATACTTGAAAGTACTTGGCCCAGCAGGCTCACCAGTAGACTGTAAGTCAGTTACTGCAGAACCATAAGTTCCCCCAATATCTTTAATATAGAGGAAGTGTTTTCCAGTACCCCAGAGAGTAGGATTGGCTCCTTTTTCTCCCAAGCTAGTTCCTTCAACTTCAAACACATTGACTTTAAGACCATATGTGCCAGTTGCACTATCGACAATTTCATTGGCCTCTTGAAAAACAATTTTTCCATCCATTGGCCAAGTATTTTTAGTTACAATTTTTCCACCGGTACCAGATGGTCCTCCAGCATCGTAAGCTAGCTGCAGTGTTTCTTCTGAACCTGGAGTGACAGTAGAACTAATCTTTATCGTATCCCCACCTGTAGTACTAGAGTCAGTAAATTCGAGGGATATTCCACTACCAGCCGACAAGATAAGATTGTCTATGCCAGCAGCCTTAACACCTGCTGCACCTCCAACACTACCTCCATCTGCCAGAGCATTAATTCCGGTATAGAAAGTCATATGATGATCTATAGTTTTTAGACCTGTTGTAAGATCATCACCATCGTTAAGAACATGGTTTCCAGCTGAAGAAGTAGGTGCCGGTGTCTTTGTTGAATAAGCCGGGGTTTCATCTGTGCAGTCTGATTGACCTACATAGTTCTTTATACTTCCAAGAGCGTTAGCAAGGGTAGTACCACAGTATTCAATTCCTGTTGAAGGAATGAGTATGTCGTAAACAAATTTAGAAACAAGAATTTCGAAAGTTAAGGTCGGGTATTCGCCTGGAAAGCAACCATCAAGACCTAATGATGGAGCTCCAGCTATTACTTGTTTAAATATTTCATGTATATGTCTTGCGAGAGGATATGTTAGGTTAGGGTCACCATCGCAGTCCCATATGTAACACTCACCAAATAAATCTTTTTTCGCTTGCTCAAGGTTAAGCTCTATGCATTCAATTAGCCCTTTGATAGAAGTGTCGTCGTATACTTCATGCTCATGATCTTTTTCAGCAGCGATAGCAGCTATTTTTGCAGCCAAGCACAGAATGGAACCAGTAATAGAGTGTGGCTGACCTCTTGTGAAATCCCACAAGCACTCCATACTATCTTCAGTAGCCCAAAGCTCAGTTGTAATAGTCCAACCACTTAAACCACCTTTTTCTGCATCCAGAACATCGTACTCGTGCTCGGGTGCAGACCGTAAGGTCTTCATGATAGGAAATACAAACTTATTCCAATTTCTTACATTGATAGCTGCATCAATTTTTGCAGCTCGAACAAAAGCTCTCATCTCTTCAGGAGATTGAGCGTTAACTATAGAGCCAGTGCTCTGAACTATTGTTGTAAAAATATTTTTGAAATATTCGCTTTTTGATAAAGCCATTAGACCACCCTTATTTGAAAGCTATTTATATGAGGTGTAGTCGTACTGTCGTTACTACGAAGTATAGCTTTTACATACATAGTATTCACCTCGTCCATCCTGAGCATATATTTAACATTAAACAGCTCGCTTTGCCAAGACGAATCTGAAGGAGTCGTCTTAACTTTAAAATACAAATTACCATAATAATCTTCTATAGTATAGATACTTAGATCTTCATCAAACTCAACATGGTTGAAACGTTCTGGAGTAACGTATCTTAATAACGAACCAAAGTATCTGCCAATACCATTATATACTTTATCGCCACTAAATTCATCAGGGTAGTCGTATCCTTCTACTATAAGTTTGTGATTATATGGATAAAGAGGATCTTTTTCACGCAAATCGTCAGCATCCATTACATTCTTTTCTACATCATACCAATTTGTGTGGCTGGTAGAAAACTTGTGGTAACCTTTTGGCAGAGATATTTGTCCACTGACAAGTTTGCCATTTATGTAGGCGCTATTTGTTCCAAGATTGATTACTCTGCCTTCGATATTATCGATATGTATGGTCGTATTATATTGTTGGTTGCCAGCGTCATAGAACCAACCACTGTTTACACCATAAAGAGAAATATTTCCTTGAGGAAGATTTCTTTCGACATAAGTATTTCTTAGAACAAATTTATCTGACCAAGCACTACTAATATACATATTACATAATGCTTCTTTAGAGTATTCTAGATCAACTCCAACTGGAGGAGTGCTAACAAGCTTATCGATATTTATACCTTCATCAATATAGCTTAAGCTTTGTATTGGATTTGTTGTATGAAACTGAACTATCTGAAATGAATCACCAGTGTAGGAAGCAGGAATCCAATTTATATTATCTTTGCTTAGAAAGAAAGAAACACTGGTTTTGTCAGGAAGTATGCAACATGTACCAGTTTCCATAGTCGCTAAAGAAAAATTAACTGGTTCGTTAAATTCGTCATAGACTTCATATGGGCCGCAATAAAGAGTGGAGGTTGAATTTCTTGAGAACTTATCTGATGTGATCTCAAGATGATCTATGCTAAATATGTAGGCATTTTTTCCACCAGAAACTGATATGTCATCTGCTGCTGTTTTCGTTAACATGATCTGTATCTTTTTTACACCTTCCAAGCCAAGGGAAACAGAGTTTATTCCAGAGTTGAAAACTTGTTCGCTGCTATCGGCTATAGCATATGTTTGACCATCTATAGAATACAGAACCGTCCAAGAGCTACGACCGTTATTGTCGATAGCATTTCCAGTCAATCTTACTTCACCTATATACCTTCCTTCATCTTCGTCAAAATCAGCTTCAATAACAAGAGATACTCTTCCACTCTTATAGCTGGTGTATACGTAATATTCCCAAATAGTTCCATCTGCTTTCTTTATAGACTCGATACTTGAGTTTGGTCTTGCGCTGATAAAGCCCCTGTCTGCACTTGCGTAGAATTCTAGATTGGTTGCATCTATTGCTGGTACGTTCATGTTATCGCGGCCTAAAGTTACATATCCTGGCTCAACCGAAGCTGTTGTGTTTTCCTGGTCAACAAAATTGTGAGTATCAAAAGTTTCTTCAATTCCATAAAGAAAAATATCCGCACCGCTATTTAACAAAATCAAATTGTTTAATCTACTCTCTATGCCTTTTACTAATCTATTGCACCTGTTTGCAGTTGCAGAGTAGCCTCTAAAAGAATCATCCATCAACTCAATTAAGTCAACTATTCGCTCCTCTACAACACTTAAGTCATCTTTTATAGCTCTTCTGTTTGTATTCTCTATGCTTGCTGAAGAATTTTGAATAAACCCTGGTGTTTTTAAATCTACAGCAGAAAATCCAACTTCATCTAAATTTTTATACTTCTTTCTATATTCTCTTTCCAGCTCAAAGATAGCGGCTCTAGACGGAGATCTTTTATGCTGCTTTATATAATCTTCGATAACTCTTCTTTTCAGAGCTGCTTCGTATGGTTCTTTGTTATGGTGAGGCATTATTGAAACCTAAAGGAAACGTTGTAAATAATTGGAGAGAAGTATTCTTCCATGTCTTTTAATGGAACAAAATCGTCTGGCACTGCATAGTAAACTTTTACTCGTTTATTTATCCTATTCCTGATATTTTCTGTATTTATACTAACGGAGTTGCTCCCCGCACTGTATTTGAATGAATCTACAGCCTTTATTATATCATATTCTGCTTTATATCTTGCTACCTTAAACTTGACGATTGGAGCGGGAAGTGCGGGGCTCGTTTTGTCTCCATCGAGAGACCACTCTCCCTTCACTATTTGTCGTGAAGCAAATATTATGCCTCTTTTGTAATCTATAGATATCAGATTCTCAGAATCAAAACTTGGATCTGCATAACTGTAAGTGTAACTTATTCCACCCTTAAGAGTTCCTACAGATAAGGGGTCTGCAACTCGGACGCACACTAAGCCGTCTGGACCAATAGTATAGTCTCCAATACCAAAAGAAAACGTCATTGCGCCATCATCATCTCCAATCAAATTTGCAAAAACTTCTTCATCGGCAAAAGATACTCCAAGACCTTTATACCAAGCTGAACCAGCAGCTAGCTTAAATCTAACCAAACCAGTATCACCTGTAGAAGTCATTTCAACAGTAGCTTCATTCTCCATATGTATTAAACCGAGGAACTCGGTCTTGCCATCAATATATTGTGTTTCGTATGGTGCTGGAGCTTCTGGCTCGTTGCCAAGAAAATCGGGTCCAACTCTAACACTTCCCTTAACAATATAATCATATGGCAGATCTAGTGCGAAATCCTTCAAATGAAAGATTGGTGTTTTAAATGTTGTTTCGCCAGATTTTAAATCTAAGATTAACTTCGGTGTGTAATCGCCAGGTTTTTTAACTTCAAATTCAATATCTTCTGCTACTATTTTGTCAGGATCAATTATTATACCTTTTAAATCTAAATCTTCTGCCCAAATTTTATAGTCTTCGTCTTTGTGCACAGTAGTATCGTAAGACTTATATTGAATTTTTACTAATGGTATTGATGGAACAGAGTCAGCCGTCGACAGTGGCTTATCAATGTAAAGCTTCCCGTTAACATAGTCAATGTAATACCATACTTCACCCGATGGAGAACCACCAAGGCGAACTTGTTTTAAATAAGTTCGTTTAAATACGGGATAGCCTGAACCTTCTTCTCTTGTTACTATGAATTGTTCACTATTCCCAATTATATTTTTTCTTTTTAAATTGAATATTGTCGAAGACGAATTGAGAATTTCACTGGTTTGTTTTTCACTTGAAGATAAACCAGTCAACCTAATTCTTTTTTTATCTGGATCAAAACTGTCAGAGAAAGCAGCATAAAAGCCATCACTTCTTTGTTCAAACTCAAGTTGCTGCGAAGGAAATTTCCACGAAATTTCTCCATGCTGTTTATGTACCTGTAGTGCTATTTGAGTCCAGTTGTCATTAATCATCCATGCACGGTCCTCAGTACCACTACCTATTTTAAGTTCTTCAAAAGAAATTGTTGCACCTGATATTTCACCATATGGAATCTCAACTCTATTTTCATAAACAGTCATATCATTCGGATCTAGCTCATACCCTTCCGAATCAAGTTCTATTGGAAGTGGTAAAACAAAACCTTCGCCAGGAACTTGACCAGAAGGAGCCCGCCCTATACGTACTGCTTCTCTTGGATCATCTGTGCGCCTACAAACCCTTGGCTGAAAAACACCTACAGCTTTGTTGTAAGGCTTGTCCCTTAACGTAATTAAGGCAGGGGAAATTGCTGGAGATACTGTTCTTGAAAAAACCTTTATAAGAGTCGAAACATCTTCGTCTGTGTAAGAAGAAGTATTTTTAAATGCACTATCATTTCTTTCCACATAAAGTCTCCATAAACCAGTTCCCGGAACTCCATCCAAGCTAATAGTATTTGGAGTTGTTGTGTCTTCAAAACCAAATACGTCTAAATTCCAAGATTCTCCATTGTCAGCAGAAAAATCTAAGAATGCATCATACAGTTTATTTTTTCTAGGAAAAATACTTGATGAAGATTCTGCAGCGTACAAGCCTGCAGGTAAACTGTAATAAGAACTACTTATTCCGCCGTTACCCTTAAACTTTTGCCTAGAAATAATTATCGACTTTACTCCAATTGGATATCTTTTTCTTGTAATTGGTCTGCTATCAACAGATTGCATCTCTGCCCTATAGTAATTTTCCTGCTTGAACTTAATAGTTACATTCGTGCAAGTGACTGGTAAAAACGACATTTGCCAAAAAATATCATTACCTATTGTTTTTATAACAAAATCATCTGGCTTAATAGTGTTGCCTACTAGCTCTTTTATTGAAACTGTTTTACTTCCAGACGTTGCAAAAATAATATCATCTATTTGGTAGTTTAGACCGGCACCCAAATTAACTGCCCTGATTGTTAACATATTGACAATTTCTGCTGAAGAAAAATCTAAAGTAAGAGACATTTCTGCTGGACCAGAATCTAACCTTTCGTATTCAAACCAAGTTTCTGGATTGCCATCAAACATATATTCTGGCTTTATATTATTTGTAGTAACATCTGTATCAGAATTGCCGATATAACCATTTCCAGAAGTAATTCTTATATTTCTCGGCCTAACCTGAGTTGTAGTTTCTACCGGTAGGGTCAATATACCTTGAGAAACATCTGCATTCAGTATAGTAGCCCCACTGTATGTTGAGTTAATATTATCAAGATTTAAAAACTTTTCAGCAATAACCCACTTTGCTTTTTCTCTATCCCACAAATCTAGAGCGGCTTTCTTTTGCCTAACTCTTTTGAGGCTTCCAGTAAGCTCCATCAATATCTTAACTTTTGTATTAAAGTTTCTTATGTACATTTCTGAAAGCTTTGTAAGCCTAGTTACACACATGTCAGTTTTGTATTTAGCAGAAGTTCTTGCTTCCCCGAACTGATCGCTATTCGGGTGAGATAATGCTGATACTTCAGGCAGGCCCAGTTCATTATTCAAAAGCTTTTCAAAATACTTTACTGCTTGAGATTCAATAATAATCTTGTCTTCAATAGTATTTGCGGCTTTCCATCTGGAAATAAATTTATTAAGTATAGTTAGAAGAGCACTTATTTCAGCTTCATGCTTTCTGTCTGCTATCGTATTAATTGACATTTAAGGATTCTCCAGAGAAATAGGTGCTAAGAGAATCTTCTGTTATTTTAGCGCTTGCATTATTTACTATATCTCTGTTTTGCACAGCTAAAGAAAATTCTGTAGTAACGGAAGTTGTATACGGATGAGCAGAGTTCATCCTATTGATAAGTATTGGTTGTAAAGTTCCGGTAGTGTGTTTAAGTTTTTCGTCAAACACAACTCTTCCGTTTCTTAAATAAACTTGTTTGCAAGGACTTAGGTACTGATTTCTTTTGACGAAATATTTTGTCCAATAAACTTTGGAACGATCATAGTCAATTAATCTTATATAGAAACGCCCTGCTCCAGCCTTTCGATAAAAATCAGAAGTAAGCTCGCCGGGGTGTGGCCAATCAGAATGCCAAGTTGATCCATCATCCATTGAAATTTCGTAATCTTCACCTATAGTTAGTAAGGCATTATTTTTATAAACTTCTAATAAATCTTCTCTTCCAACCCAAAAGCAAAGTTCTGTTGGCTTTACCATTACAAGGTCTTTCGAAGTCTCACTTCCATCAAACAAAATATAAAAAATATAATCAGTTTCAACTGCAGAAACTACAAAGGCAACACCATCTAGATCTTCCCTTCCTGGCATATCTAAAGTAATTATATCGCCAGCCGTGAGTCCGTGGGGCTCATCTGTACCTATTTTAATATAGGTATTCCAAACTGCGCAATGCTCTTCTTCAACAGGCTCTGGATCTTTTGGTGGTGGATCTTTTGGTGCCCCTGCTGCAGGGGCTTTACCTTTTGAATGACCAGTTTCGTAGCCAGTTTTTATATAGTTGTCTATTGGAAACGACTCACCCTCCTTGGTAGCTGTTCCTAACTCATTTATTATTTTCCCAGTTGTTAATGCCGGTATAAGATTGACTTTATAGTCACCTGTATTTGTTTTGTTTTTATTTCTGCGTGCAAGCTTTATTGTTGGCCAAGCTCTTCTATTTGGATCGTAAACTAACTCTGCACTTCTATTCTTTTCGTTCCATTTGTAACCATAGTTAGCTTTTATATACAAATTTCTCATTTCATTAAAAAGCGATAAGAGATCTATTATATCCATTGAAGATTTAGTTATATCAGCATCAGCCGCTAATAGTATTTTTCTTTTGATAGAATTTATACTGTTGCTTAGGGTTAATTGGCCTTCCGCTTTCTTAGGCATTCGTATTCTACGAGAAACTCTTGGATTCATATCCATTATTGTAATTTCAAATTCAAAAATTTCTGTAGCAACTTTTGTCGGTTTTTTCGAAGTGTTAATTCTATTGATTGCAACCCAATTGCGGTTTGTTCTTCTATCGTTTCCGTATTCAGAAGAATAAAGTTTTCTTGCTTCTGCATATGCAGTAGTTCTATTGCCCCCACCAAAAACAGTTCCACCAATTCCCATGTAAAGAATTGGGTCTCTTTTTATTGCAGCTATATTTGCAGCAGTCATCGTGCTGTATATTCGTTTTCCAAAAAACTCTTCTATTGTCGCATCACTTACGGTATATTTCATCTGGACATCAATTTTACCAGTTTGAACAATTGAACTAACCGAGTTAAATGATTTCAATAATTCAAGGTCTATACTTCTTCCAGAAATAGTGCCGGCAGTAATATCTACACCAATAGTTAAATCTGATTGAGCTGCTTTGTATGCAGCTTGAGGCGTATTCGCACTATACTCGTTGTTATATCTTGCAACCCATTCAGCTCTACTTTCTAACGCTTCTTGATCTAACACAGCTGTTGCATTGTCGACCGAAGATTCGTTGCTTCTATTTATGTCTGTACTGACGGAAGTTACAACATCTACACTTACGTCTCCAGTTGTTCCAAATTGATTTTGAAAATTTACTGTTTCGCTAGAATTTTTAGCTTTCGTTATAGCAAGTGCACTGCCGGCAGCAACCTTATCATAGCTTCCTGCGGCTTTTATATGGTCAAGGCCGACAAGAAGCGAAACCCATTCGTCACAAATTTGTACTACGTCAAAATTGCTTATACAGAGCTGTTGGTGCCCCCAAGTTAGATCTGGAAACAATTTATATCTACAGATTTTCGATACTGGCGAAAGATATTCTAGTTGAATTAAGCCCGTATCCAAAACTGGAACAATATCATCCATCCTTCTGTTTCCGTTCTTATCAAAAAGACGAACACCAACATACGCTTCCTGCAAGACATTTCCTTCTGGAAGAACCATATCTTCGCTATAGGTTCCAAAATTTACAGTAGGGACAATGGATTCGTTATTTTTACTTACTTCCATTCCTACTGGAGAGGAAACAATTGTACTCTGACCTCTAAAGAAGCCTTTGTTTTCGTAAGCTGATAAACCAACTTGTATTTCTCTTAATGAGAAATCGTAAGTTCTTCCTTTAACAACCCTGTTGTTATCTGGAAGCTTTGTAACAAAACCTTTAGAGTCTAAAATGCGATTTATAGAGCTTGCTCTTTTATCTCCAATATTAACTTCAGTTTTTGCAACATGTGCAAATTGTTCAAATTGAATAATGATGTATTTTGTGAAAACTGGTTCAAACAAAACTACTATTTCTGTTTGATTATCTATCGGTAAAGCATTCAGAGCTACTTCTTCACCTGCTTCATTTAAATATCTGATTTCTTTTATTGTTATAGTAGAGTCACCAAGCGGGTGGATTTTCAATGTGTTTACATGCATTACGTTTGCAAGCTCAACCTGCATAGTTAACGTAGAGGTGCAGCTCCATGGATAAGTATCAAAAGATGTTTTGGGCCTATACTTTCTGCTAGAGCTATCAAACTCTTGTCTAACAACTGCATATTTAAAGACTTTATTTTTTCTGAAAACGTTTCTTGGATTACTAGTAACAAAAGGCTCTATACTATCGCCAGCATCAGAGCCTTCATCTATAACAACTGCATCAACTATTGGTGCTTTCACATATTCTTTTATAGGGTTGATGGCTCCTGCGGAAGGAATCACATCCATCATATATCTTTCTTGAAATGCAAAGCCGGTTTTAAAATCGGCCAACCAGCTTTTGTCAGTATAGCTGACTTGCGAATCAGTAGGCTTGCTAAATGTATTTAGGTGAACTTTAGAATAGTTTCCCAATAGCTCAATTTCTTTCTCTTCAACTTCTGCATCAAGTGTAACCAGCTCCCTTTGCATCTCGTGCAAAGTTGCAAAAGCATCCTTAACATCTGCCCTGATAACTTGCGTAAGTCTACCAGCTTGCAAGTTCATCATGGAGACAAAAAACTTAAATTCTTTTAGAAAAGCAATTTCTATATTTGAAGAAATTGGTTTTCCTGACTGGTGTATTCTAGGTCTTAAATCATCTGTTCTTTTAAGAAGGTTGAGCGCTCTCTGTTGTACTTCTTCGTCGCTTAAGACAACGTGTGGCTCGTCGCGCACTCTGCGTTTCGCAGCCTTAAGAAACAATCCATGATATGATATTATGTCTTTAAATTTAGGTATCATTCTATTCTACTGATATGTTAACGAACATTCTTCTAGCAACTTCTGTGCTGGGGACTTGCATTTTTGCAGTAAAAGTAAGATTTGCTCCTGCGGTAAGACCACCTAGTGGAATCTTACTACGTTTTGTGGCACCAACACCTCGCCTGACTCTTGTTCCTGTAGCAGCACCCGGAGGATAAATCCAAAGCCCACCATCTACACTTGATCTGTGGCTTTGACTACCCCAAGTTAACAAGTCTTGATAATCTATGTGTGGTGAATAATCTGCAGGATTATCTACATCACCTTGGTGTGCAGCTATAGATATCCAAGCACCTAAATTGCTGATATCGCTTTCCCCGTAATTGGTTACAACTATTTTTACTTCACCATCTACAATAGTGGTAGCAACAACCTCAACAGCCTTGTATACGTCAGGTATAGTTGAGGTGCTAATTTTAATATCGTCAAGAGCCATTATCTCACCATGATTGCTAACATGTTGCCATGTGGTAGGAGGACGCCATCCTTCACTATTCTTAATGAATAGTAGTAAATTTTATTTGATGTAAGTCCTGCGTCAGTATATTTTACAGTTGCTTCTGGTGGATTTTCAATCTTATCGATGAATGTCCACTCGTCCACCTGGTTTTCTCTTCTATACAAGTTGTAAGTTAAGTTTGGGCCTTCCCATGTCATGCTAAGTGTTACTGTATTTTCAGCATCAGACTGGCCAGTTAGCTGAGCTTTTTCATAAACCCAGTCAATCACAGAATGAACACCTTGATTAGTGTAAGCCTTCAACATTCTTTCAGCTTTACCTTTTGTTAATACACCACCATAATCTTCAAGAAGAGTTACTGGCGCGTTTATAACAATTACTGAATTTTCAGGAACTTCTTGGCCTTGCTTACCATAACCTAAATGCGACTGGAGAACTTTTGGATTTGCCCTTATTGCATCTTCAAAATAATCTTCACTAACTACTGCACCTGGTCTTCTCACATCAATGATAAGAGAATCTTCTTCTTCAGCAACATCAAGAACTACCACTTCTGCAAGTATGTAATAATGGTAATCGTTATAGTATGGTACACAATAATCGTGTAGAAACGTTCCAGTTTCTACAGCAGAATTGTATTTCTTTCCAATAATTGAAAATGGATTTGGACTTCCGTCATCATTTAAGGGTTGAAGATTTGGATGATCTCTTCCAAGATTTTGAGAAGTCTCAACTATAATTCCAGCTCTATCAACCTTTATGTAATGTACTGCCTTATCGTTGCTATTTGCATCTGGATGCATATAAAATACATACATATGATCTAGCACATCTTTTCTTTGAATTGGATTGAAATCTATTGAATTGTATTGCAAATCATGGCTTTCGTAAAAGTAGCTAGCATAGTAAGTGTCTTGTGGATCAAGCTCAACATTTAGCAAAACAAATCCGTTTTGATTATCCCATGAAGTTATTTTATCAGCTTCGTAAAAAACGTTATCTGCGTTTACAACAACATTTTCTATCGAAGATGGCAACTCTTCCACTTTGAATGCTCTTTTTCCGTCTAAAGATCCATCAGTTGTATATGCCGTTTTCAATATACCATTCTCATCATAGACGTATATAGTTATGTGTTTACCAGATGGTGAATCGATAGCAGTGTTTGGTCTAGTAGTTACAAGGGTATTTCTATTTACATACAGCATCCTTCTGTATGGAGCATAAACATATGGCTTTGCTGGAGCAAACGGTTGCAAATCATATTCAGGTAAATAATATCTACGTAACTCTCCGTTCACTATTGCGGTTATATCACCGTCTGTAAAACCAATATTCCAAGCAGTATCAGGATCTCTTGCAGGAGGGTGTAGGGTAGTTATCATTGACATTGCAAGCGGCTTTACATACCATGTGCCAGCCTCGTTAAAATAAAAAGTATAACCACTTGAATTTTTTTCTCTCGTGTAGATGGGATACTCTGTAGTAAGAGTACCAGCATCTGGTCCAGTTAAAATAATATCTTCCCAATCAGCTTCTTTTGCTGCTGGAGTAGGATTTAGCAATACGTGACTAGTCTCACCATCTTCATTGGAGGAAACCACGAAATGTAGCCTAAAAGCCCCGGTGTCTGGATTAAAATAATTCTGGAAATTGGTATATATTACATCTCCGTCAATATCTATTTTGTAACCAGTCTCAACATCTGTTTTATTTCCACCACTAGATACTTCGATATGAGCTTCAATTGTACGCTCTGGCAACTTATGTTTAAAAAACAAAGGCTTTATTTTACCCGAAGGATCAACTATTGTTTCTCTAGTAAGTGCAATCTTCTTGTACTTACTACTATAAGAAGCTGCAACAACTTCAGTCCATGATACATCATCTGCATTAAATTCAAAATCATTATCAGGAATTGTGTAAGTCTTATCTACTATCTGAATATTTTTCCAAGAGTCTATTGGCTCTGATTCGTAGTAGGCAATTGGAATACTACTGTCAGCAATAACCTCAGTATAAATAAACTTCTCTATATACTTTTGCACATGCGCAGATATAGGCAATATCTGCGTTTGCTTTGGTCCGTGAGAAATTAACTCTAAGGTTACTGAGGGCACAACTACTCCTATTTAACGCCAACGGCGACTAGAGCTTGATGCCACTCTGAGCCATCATCCATTACTGCCTTGCGAGGCTTACTCAGAATTGTGCCAATTGCACTTTTGTAATCATCAAAAGATATTTCTGCTGGATCTACAGCCGTAACCCATGTATGCTCAGCGGGAATTATCAAATCTCCCATTTTTGCTGGTCCCTTAATAGCTGTTTGAATTTGACCAATAAACGATACGCATTCGTAGGGTCTCAAAGCGATGTTATCCAATGCATTACCAGCAACCGCCATACTTCTTGTAACAAGCATCGCTCTTCCGGGACCATATTTCCAAAAACGAGCACCATTATAATCGTTTTCCTCATCGCTTCTTACCCACACTAAAGTTCCTTCTGGCAAACCAATTGGTTTTCGCTTACTAGACTGTATATTTATATTTTCTTTAAACTTCTCTTCATCTACATCCCAAAGTGGATTGTCGGAACAATCCGCCCATTCTTCGGGATCTCCAGCAAGCATAAATTCGCCAAAGTCACTACCACCAGTAACAAAAACAACAGCACCATTGAAAGGTCGTTCTTGGAGGTTACCTGAAGGATTATAAAAATAACCACCAGCTGAAGCAAATCCAGCTTCAGTCCACCACCCACCAACTTCGTCTGTTCTAGGGAAGCAAGTAAAACTTCCAAGACCTCCGCCATGAGACCCCCCTTCAGTCAGCAGTCCACCAGGAATATCATCATCGGTGTCGATGTTTTCCGTTTTACCTTCGTCACACTGGAATTGCAAAAAAGTAGCTTGGTCGTAACCTAATGAATTTGCCCCTCTGTACTCATAGTGCAATATAAGCACCCCGCCAGTATTCGAACTGTACTCATCTTTTATTGCATTATTTATGTGTGCAACGTAGCCAGCTGACTTTGGTGCAGTAGCGCTAAAAACAGTATCTACGTAAAAGTTCGCTTCCGCTTCAGTTCCCACTCGAAGGCCACTATTATTTTTGGATGTGCCGGTCCACCAGGCTTCGCTCTTGATTATAAAGTTGTTGCCAGCTTCAGTTCCTTCAAAGCCTCTTAGTAATCCTCGGATATCTGCAGCCGGGCCTTCTTCCCTTTGCTGCAGCGTAATTCCAGACGCATTACCTTTAATGTGAACGTGGTCAGTTGCAATAATCTCTACATCCATGCCTGCTTCGATATTTACATTATGTCCTGCTTCAGTGTAGCAAGTCTTTGCAGCTTTTACGTGAGCGTGTTCTGCAGTCGCCTGCATATAAGCGTTACCCGTATCAGATATTAGCCAAGCGTTGTTGGTTCGGGAACGTGCTAGGAATCGAGCTGATGCATCAATATTTATTTGACCACTTGTAGTTCCCATTTTAATATCTTTTTCACTACCCAAACACAAGGTGGGAACTTGCCCATCTGAAGTAAGCGCACCGTCGACGGCGATGGTCGGGTACACGCTGCTCGGGCCAGCGAATCTTTTACCTCCAGCATCTATAGTTACATTTCCTGAACCATGAATATTTACACATCCAGCCGAATCAACTGCGCCAGTCTGGAATCCTCTTTTACTCTTAATTTTAAGAGAACCATTATCTTGCCATATAGCTGGAGCAGCTTGGTGAAAATCGGTCCCCATTGTGCCTGGTTTCCCACCGAAGACAATTCCATAGCTATAATCTCTAGCTGTATTATCTGGTGTAGTCTGCAAAATGGTGCCTGGGGTGCCCACTCCAGTACTTAAGTTAGTTCTACCTAAAACAAGAGTTCCTCTCATGGCGTTTTTGTCATTCTGGTCGCTTTCATCATCAACGTAGCCATCTCTGTGGAGGTATTGAGGCATCCAGTTTCCCGGGTGTAGCGATTTAACGTAAGGACCTTTGTCATCAGTGGTTGGAGATCCGATAATACCACCACCACCTTGCTCATATATTCCAATAATATCTTTTATGTGGATTTGTGGCTCACCGTATCTGCCGTCATGCCTGTGGTGGTTCGCTTTCCATCTTAAGTCTCTGATCGCTCCAGTAATTGTTGCTCCGATTGTAATAATTGAAAAAGAGCTTGCGGTATCAAGAGTTACATTCTTTACTTGAATTGTATTTGGAGTATTGTAAATATAAACTGCGTCATTATGAATCTTTCCAGTAGAATTATCCCTTATGTAAAGGAAGCCTTCAGGTATGGTTTCTCCAGTAGTGAAATTGTCCTGAAGCACTTTTGGCAGATACAGTTGCTTGTTGTAGTTTACATCTTTAGCATCTAGCGCCACTGTAACTGATTCTTCATCGAAAACACCTTCGCTTGATTTTCCGTAAGTAGCAGTTGGTAGCGTCACTATATAGGAATCGCCAAACAAAGTTGCAGTACATCCTGCACCGCCATTAAAAATTTGATTTGGATCTGGTATTACATTGAAGGTTGAGCCTTGTACTCCCGAACCTGTTCCCCAACTAACGGGTTTTGTCGTGTAGTTGATATAAACGGTAGCACCAGCAGGAACGGGAGTCCAAACAGTAAGACGACCTTCAGTATCTATGCACCAGTCACCATGACTTTTAACATTCTCATGATTGAGTTCTTGATTGAGAAAATAGATCGCCCCAGAACCAGTGAAATTTACATATGGCCATATGATGTTATCTGGTCGATATTTGGTATGAAATTCTCTTTTAGGAAACAATGCAGTATCTAATTGTTCGCCAGCAATTGTTGCGACATAGACGCTACTTCCGGGAACAGCGGCAGGTTCTGGACCAAAGTTTGATAATATATCTGGATTCAGATTGCTTGCTGGACCAATCAATCTGGCAACATTTGGTATGTCAAGAAAAGCTCCGTTAGCAGCATCGCCAGAATCAGCACCATTTAAAGCTCCTGCATCTGTAAGATCTCTTCCCATTGGAAGAGTTAACTTGGTAGGATCTGCATCACTGTAGGGCCAAGATTCGCCCCAGATATCACCTACCGCCTTTTCTAACTCTGATGCTGCTCTTTCAAGTTGTACCCCTATTGCATTAAACTTGTCAGCTGTTGGCTGTTCTCCAGCAACAAACTCGGGTACAACGCTGACTCCAGCTTTTTTCTTATCTGCCATTTTTAATATCCTCTACTAGTTGGCGTAACGAAGAGATTGTAAGAGTTCACTCCGCTTGCTTTTGGATTTATAGTTATAAAATTTGCTCCTTCAATACCGGTTGCATAATTGAAATCTTCTGTAATGAAAGTAAAACCGTACGGAATTGGCAATGCAGGATTGCTTTTATCAACTCCGTTGAGGTAAGCGGGTAAATCCAATCTTATTCTTATTGTGTTTGAAGTAATTATTCTACCAGAGACAGGATCTCTTGCATAGGCATGAAATCTAACCATGTCTGGTATAACTGCAATATAGCCACCTAAATTACTATCCTGATCATATGGTCCGGGAATTGGCAAATGCCTTCCATTAAAAGTCATTGAAGTATTTTGTACATTGTCTGGTCTTAACGGAAAGTAGGCGCCCATAGATAAATCGTTCGGGTTTGGAACGTCTTCTCTCCATTCATAGAGTACTACCCTAACTCCATCAAGAAATGTTCCGTTCCACTCTTTAGCTTCTCGCTCATAAATCCAGGCATGAGATAATGCAGTAGCACCCTCGATACCTGGTATGCTCTTTGTTAAAACTATTTTTGCGCCATCATTGTAACCGTCTGAGTAATAGCGTGGAATAACTTCTGCTATCTCTCTTCTGTATTTTATAGTCGAACCACCGGAAGTTACTAAAATATCTACGTATCCTCCTTCGTAACTATCAACTGGTCTATCAAGGAACCCTTCAATATCAAAAGAAGAAAATCCAAGAAAAGTTCCGTCGTCAAAACTAGTTATCATCTGTCCACTTCCAGGAATACACTTAACCTTGTTTCCTGAACTTCCAACGATTGGGTCGTGCTTAAGCACCTGAAAGACAGTTACATCTTCTGGATAGACGCCTGGCGGTCTTTCTTCAAAAGTCATAACAGTGTCAGCTCCAGAGTGGCTGACACTCTTTATTCTTGTTGATACAGATTCCCAGTCATATGGAGAGTTATAAATTGCACATATTTGTCCTGCACTGTTAGTTAGCTCAGTATAGCTAGACATAGTTCCATTCAGCGCACCAACGTCTCCAGGATCTAAGACTATAGTTGTTTCTATGTCTTCTACTGGATTTCCATAAGAGTCATAAACAGTTGCGCACAACTGTGCGAAATCTGTGCCGTAATACACGGGACCATGCAGATTTCCACCAAGCAAATCTGCAGAAGTCTCCAGGATGATATGGTCTACATGTGTTTCTACTGGTGATATCTGTATAATTTTGTTTGAAGTAGCATTCCTGACTGGCTTAACATCTAGCCATTTGGATTTGTTTGCAGTTCTGTACTCGTGATCTGTGGTTTCATATTGTACTCTTGGTACCGCAGTATATTTTAGATAAAAATTAATTGAGTCAGGATAAGATTTGCCATGCTTATTGTCTTTGATAGTTGAATAAGCTGAATGTGATTCGGGTATAGTTCCACCATAACCCCTTACGCAATCATAAAATGAATTCATTCCCCTGTAATAGTAAAGGATTTTTTCACTACCAATAGTTATGATACCCTGCTCTGGATAGCTACTGGAAGTATAGAAGTCAGGCAAGAATGGAATTTCTGTATCGCTTGCAGAAATATCAGATTTCAAAACAAGGTCTGGGGATTGATAACCACCAATATTTATAATTCCAAGATCAGTATCAACGGTATAGTGCGGATCGTCTGGTCCTGAGAAATCAAGATTCTCAACTCTTGTTAAAACTTGATAGTTGTTGTGAACATCAACTGCTATAACTTCTAGTGAATCGCTAACGATTGGAAAATACTTAGTAAAGCAACTTCTTCCAGAACTGTTACCTGGCCCACAATCTTCGTATGTTCCCTTAACAACATCTTCTGTTATTGAGATCCCGTTGTGATCTCCAACTTTTATTTGATAATCTCCATTAATTCTTAAAATATTTAGATCATCTTCTACTTCTTCTATAAGAAACTCTTGCTTTCTTTCCGCTATATTATCCCATATAATTTTTCCATCTTCTCCAACAGTTGACAACCTAGTGTTAGTAGCTTCGTCTATTTTGCCAGTAAAGTTTTGCACAAACTCAAAATTATACTTTGGTCTCTTAACAAGCTCACTGTCTCTCTCGAACAAAACGACACTAACTGTATCTTCTACGCAGTCTTTTCTTAATGAAAGTTTATGACATCCACCTTCGTTGAGCAATGGGTCGATTTTTGTTGCAAAAGAAAAGTCTGAATACAATCTAACTTGATCCCAGAAAATGGCATAATTCCCTGTCTTGACCACAGGGGTCCAAGTTAAATGATTGCCTCTTCTAATCTTAACTAAGTGAGAATAGTCTAGACCATTGACATAACCGGACTGCCACCACTTTTGGATTACGCCTTCTTTTAGACCATGCTTGTGACCACCCAAATATGTGTCGTACAAAGTTTCAGTTCTTTGTCTATTTTCCAGTACTCTTCTGTCCCAGAAGAATCCGCCCATAGCATAGTCTGGACTGTAAACACCTGTTAACGGAACTATTTCGTAAATGTTCGATACTACATTCTCTACAGTTAGTACGTCTACGGTTTCTTTTTTCGATATAAATTCTGATGGACTGCTAGAAAGACCACCAGTGACTAAGAAGCCAGAACCTAAACCACCTGTGATAATCATGTATTACCTCTTTAACAACTAAAACTCTACACAGAGCACTACTTATGAACTAGGGACTCTAGAAAATGGTGCAGTATCTGTGCGCTTTCCTGCCTTATCAAACAAATCGAACTCTGCTATTTTTGTGACTTTATCACTCTTGTAAAGAGTGAGCTTCTTATTAGAAATCTCCCACTTTCCGGTTTCAACTTCTTTTAGTAAATCTACTGTATCTTTGATAGAAGTGGTCGTCGTGGTAAGACTGTCTAGAGATGATTGGATGGCAACAAGTTTTGCAGTATCAGTTCCTGCGGCAGAGTTTATCGACTGAGTCCAGCCGTGAATCTCCCCTATCTTCGCAGCATTAGAGTGCTGCGATCTATCGTTATTGCTGATATGCAGATGAGTATATCTTTCGTTGTTATTTAAGGTGGCACCACCAGTGAAAGCTGCGGGTATAGTTATATCTCCGCCAGCAACATTTGTAGTAATACTGGTATTTCCTGCAGTGCCATGATTATACATACTTAAAGCAAGAGCTCCGGTTGAAGAGTTTGGCGTACATATGATTAAACTTCCATGTCCGTTTGTAGTGTTTTCGATTGCTCCTTGAAGAGCATCTCGAATTTCTGTTACAGCGTCAAGGGCAGCATTGCTGGCATCATATAAAGCTACGCCGACATTACTGCCGACAAGTGAACCGTTTACATCTTTTCCAGTTGTGAAATTGTCTACAGTTAGTCTGCTGTTTATAAGAGTAGTTGAGTTGGTTTTATTGCCTGCAGTACCGGCCGTACCTTGCACAAGTTTTACAATCGGGTTGCTTCCGCTTGTGTCCAATGTGGCAGCAATAGTTCCATTGTGACCATTTGCGTGCACAATTGCTTTTCTTATTTCTTCTGCAATTGTATCTTTTGTAGTAAGGCCTTTGGTACCAATAACAATATTTCCATTATCCAATGTTCCTGTCGGATCGACACCACCGCTAAAATTAGCTTTTGTAAGGTGCAAGTGATTAACACCACTAATAGCAATACTTTTATCTCCCGCAGTACCACCTACAGCTTGTGTAAGATCTAGTCTCAAAGGAGAGGTTCCAGCATCGACTGCAGCAATTGTTGCGTTATGCCCAGTTGAACCTACAAGCGCAGCCTTGAACTGCGCTCTTAAATCAGATGCTGTAGTAATCCCGTGAATACCTACAAGTACATAAGTATTTAAAACTTTTCCAGTGGCATATTTTCCACCTGAAAAACTTTCGTCAAGTTCAGTTTTTAGCCCGTCATCCATTCCGTTTGTATGGGTGATACTTGTGTCTCCATCCGCACCAGTTGTAGCTTGGGTTAATTTTACTTGCCAATTTTCATTGTCGGACTCGGTAAATGCAGATGGGGCAGCTGAAGTAAATGTGCCTGTAGAGCTTATAGTGGTCTTGCCGGCATCATTGTATTCGCTTTGCCTAATTACAAATGCGTTGGCATTTTGTTGCGTAACAACAAAAGTACTTCCATGCCCAACTGTAGAGTTGATTGCATTTTTTAAAGTAGTTATTTGATCGCCAGTTGTTGAACGCCTAGCTATGTAAACTCTATTTTCGACAGATTCAGAAAACGCAGTTCCAAGTGTTGCCCAGCCCCAATTTCCAGTTTTTGTAATACTTGTGCTTCCTGCAGCGCCTGGCTGACTCTGAAACATCAATACATTATTAGATGCATCAGTTTCAAAACGAATTGTTCCGTTATGCCCAGCTGAACCTAGAATACCAACTTCCATCATGTCGCCCATCATGCCAACTGTATTTGCTTTATGTATAGCTATGTTTCCATTTGGCAAAGCAGCACCATTTGCTGCTCCACCAGTAAAAGTTGCAGGTGGATTGACACTTGTAGAATTCTCAAAATTTCCGGACGTTGTGATTGTAGTATTGCCTGCAGAACCAAAATCTTGAGTAAGAACTACTTGTCCACCTGAAGGGTTGGAAGCAGTAATTGTTGAGCTATTAGTATCTAGCGCATTTACTGCTTCTACTAAAGATAAAGCTTGAGAAGCAGCAGCTGGTTGTATTCTAAACTTGTGATACTCACCGTTAGCAAAATTTGCTACAGATCCACCATTTACTGCACTTGAAAAAGTATTATTTATAGTAACTACTGTATTACCTCTTGGACCATTGAAATCTTGAACAAAAGTTAATGTAGGTAAAGTTTCGTTATTGTTGTATACAGTTGTAGAAACCTTGTCGGCGCCATTAATGGTTGCTTGCAAGTTTTGAGAAGCTAGTAATGCGCTGCTACCCTTGTTGAACTCTACGCCACCACCAGTAAAATTATTTACAGTAGTATTTGCAAGGCCTGACGTGATAGTTGTGTTACCGGCCATGCCAGATACAACCTGTGTTAAAGTCAGTCCACCATTACCATCGTGAGCAACAGTTATTTTGCCGCCGTGGTTATTTGTGTGCTCTATTGCAGCCTTTAATGTATTACCAGATACGGTAGGCCCATTGTTTGCATCAAACGTGCCGGCAGATGAATTCTCTGATGTTTTTGCAGAATAAGTTTTTGAAGTACCGTCAGTTGATATTATTGTTATTGTTTCGTTAATGTTGGGGTTGCCAGTAAAAGTAATAGTTGCTTCTGATTTGATATCGTTGCCATTTGTTCCGTTAGTTTTGGCTATAAATGTCTCTTTCTCACCAGCCAGCGATTCAATCACAATCTCTGCATTGTGAGTAAAAGCAGAATCTAGCTTAAACTTTGTGAACGCTCCTCCTGAACCATTTGGAGCTAAGCTGGAAGTTGCTATATAATCTGTGCGTGGACTGAAGCCATTTACAAAAGCAACTGGTGCAGTCATATTCGCAATGTTATGAGTTATTGGTGTGTTGCCATAATTTGCAACAGCTCCTGTAGCTGCTTGAGTCAAGCTTAGCACGCCAGACCCATTGTCTGAAACCGTAATTCTTGATGCAGTGTGTCCATTGGCGTGGTCTATTGCGTTCTTTAGACTAGTAGCCGTTAGCGCAGCACTAACGGCAGCTGAAAACTCACCGTTAGCTATTGTTGCACCACTTGCTGCAGTGTATGTTTTCTTTGTTCCGTCAGAAGAAATAAGTGTAATTTTTTCACCTACTGTTGCACTTCCTGTAAAGGTCAAAGTGGCACCGCCGTAAGTCTCACCATAATCACCCTCGGTGCTGATAAGGCTGATTACAGATCCTTCTAAAGCACTTCCACTAAAAGTAAATTCTGCCGAAGCATTTCCACCAATTTCGTAAGTCTTTGTAGTTCCAGCAGTATCTGTAAGCTGTACAGTGTCTCCAACTACAGGTAAGTCTGTAATTTGGAATTCTGTTTTTGCTCCCGAAAATCCTAAAAAGCCTTGGTGAGTTTGAGAAAAATAATTGCTGGGGTCTGCAACTACCATTGCGGAAGCTGTTTCAGATAGTACTTGGTAGGTTTTGCTTACATTGCTACTGTTAACTAATGTAAGCTCAGAGTCTGCATCGGGAATTCCAGATAAATTGAAGCTAGCAAGAGCTCTTGTGGTCGTGGCTGAGGTAATTTTGTCACCATGGCCTGCGGTAATTGCAGCCTTCATATTAGCCGCTATCTGTTTATTGGTTAAACCACTGTAGGGAACTACGTAATTACTTCCTTTCAAGTCTCCAGCACTGTAACTACTGCCATAAACCATTTCGTAAGTTTTCGCTGTATTGTCAGTGCTAGTTAAAGTAAAAGTTTCTCCTGCATTAAAATTGTTAGCTAATACTCTTATGTTTGCTGTGGATGCTGAAGCTGTAGCTGCAGTTGCATTAGAGAACTTGTAGTTCTTCGCGGTACCAGCGGTATCAGTAAGAGTTACATAGCCGTCATTGAACGCAGCAATATCATTTGCTGATGAAACCGGAAAAGCAATATTGCCACCAGATCCTTCTGCTACTGGCGCGAAAGATTCTTTAAAGACATAAGTTTTTGAAGTGTTGGCTGCGTCAACCAATGTAACTGTTCCAGCTTCCAAAAGATTTAATGTAACAACCTTTAGAGTTAAATCGCTTACTGCTTTTTGTGCAGTCATCGCTATTGTGTCTGAGAACTGGTAAGTCTTAGTTGTGGTAGCATTACCATCTGTATCGTTTGGTGCAACAATGGCTATTGTTTCATTGTTCAGATTGGCAGAAGTGGTAGTGTTGACCGTAAGGGTAGCAGTAGCTCTATTTCCCCAGTCAATCAAACCTACTATATCTTCGCCCGAATGCATCCCAGAGACATTAGTTTTTATTGAGTTCCAGTCAATGCTAGATTTGTAAAGACCTAACCCAATTTCAGTTATGGCTCCATAACTATGAGGTATTGCGACCTCACTATCTACCCCTTGAAATAGCTTCCAGATGCCTGACAAGCCAGTTTGTGCTACTCCTTGGACGTTATTTACTACGTAACTGTAGGTAACTACATTACTATAGTCGAGTGTTGACATGTTTTCTCCGCACTTTATTTACCCCATTGCAATGGATTTTCTTCCAGGATAATATTAGCTATCTTAGCACCATAAGGATTCAGAAGCAATCTCTCCCAGACCCCATTATCGTTCAGCAACAGGTCTTTAGTAAATTGGTCAGTCGAACTGTCGTTGACCTCAAATACCTTAACCGGTTGCCAATAAAAAATAAAGGGGAATCTGCTATATTCGGCATGAATTGAACCCCCACCAGTATTGTGGGAGTAAATGTAGCCAAAGTCATAGTCTATATAGTAATCTCCATCTTGCAACATTAAATCTAAACTAGCCACCTCGTTTCTATAAACTATTGAATTAGATAACATAACTTTTCTTAAATTTTCTAGATCTAACTTATTTAATCTAGAAGATGTAAGTGGCTGAAGAGGTAGAACTCTGTCAGTGTTACTTATCTTTAAATTAAACGATTTTAAATAATCGTCGAAAAGCTTAGACTTCGTTACCGTCAAGAAAGTTAAAGTCGAAAGCTGAGAATAAACATCTCTTAAAAAATACTGCTTATCTCTTAAAGAGAGATTACAAGTAAGTACTGGTTCGTTTGCACCATAGTTCCAGTCATCCCAAACTTTTAAGAAAGATGCATCAATTTCTATTCTTGGATCTTTTGCAACAGGTCTGCCATCTGCATCTACAACAAGTTCTGCTATCATTACTTCTTTATCAAAAACACCAACTTTTCTTTGCGGTGTAGTAATGATTGAATCTTTTTTTGGATTGGGAGGGTTTCTAATGTGAAGCAACAGTCTTCTTCTGTAGTCTTCTGCACCCTCTCCCGGAAGTCGAGTTAGCCCTATATCTATACCAACTTCATCAATAGAACTTGGAAAGCTATAGCCCTCCTGTGTGTACTTAGGCATAATTAATCTCTACGTCATCATAGAGCTCTCTAAAGAGAAGCTTTTGCTGATTAAAATCAGCTAAATAAATATCTTTATTTAAAGAATACCTATAATAGGATTTACCTACACTAATGCACAAGTAATTTTCTTTATCAAAGAAAATACCGTCCGCAGTATCCAGGCCAGAATCAAAATCTTTTACTGCCTTGAGACTTTCACACATGACTCCAGTCTTACTTACCATTGCTACTTTATCTAAACCAAGGAATGTAGCTTCGCAATAAAAGTCCCATTGACCAAGCTGATCAAAAGTATTGTAGAATCTAAAATCTTCCCAAGATTCTTCTGGAGGTTTACCGGGCAACATAGTACCTGGAAAAGAAGCATATGCCGCAGCCCAGGTCATCGTTGTAGGCTGCAAGTATTCTTCTACACCATCTGGCTTAACTCGCTTAATCGCTACTTTTTGAACAGGAAGTACTAAAGCTCTAAACCAGGTCCACAAAGGTATTTTCTCATCTAAAACAACTCTATCTTTTATTGATAAAATATCAATATATGTGTCTTCGCTTGGTGGAGTTCCTCTATTAACAAATGGGCTCAACCCCATTTCATATACGTGTATTTTTCCATTAGTATCTAATACATAGCCTCTTGTATCTACAGGGCTTACAGACATCCCGATAGCTTTGAACGTTGCTCCAGTAGAGTCTAGTAGTCGTTGATTAGCCATCTCTTCTTCTACGGTATCCTCCAAATCTAAAACTTCTTCTCTTCTGTAAGATGCTCCTGAACGATATCTAATTATTTTTGATTTTAAATGAGCTATATCGCTATTGTTTTCTAAATAAAGAGCTAATGGTCCACTTAAATCTGATATTACCCCTGTATCGAACTTATGTATGATTCGACCAGTATCTACCGCACCATGCTCTTTTGTTGTAAGAGTGATTTTGATTTTACCATCAAAGCCACACCACTGAACATCAGTCAACTTTCTAAACAGATTCATGGGGGTGTAATACCCATCATCGTTTATATTTATATATTCTTTTACCTGATTGTTATCTTCGTCTAAACCAGTCAGATAAATATAATGAATTCCATAGAATGGATTGTCGACATCCCTGTCAGTTCCTTCTTTCTGATAAATAGTACTATCGTACACTTGCACAAGAAGTCTTTCTGGAGTACCTGCTTTATCAGTATCTATGCTGTTGTAAACAGTTGGGCTTGAGCTTTCCCAGATCGTCCAATTATCAACCACAACTTTCTGCTTATTGGTAACTCTATCAGGTACGGAGAAAAAGAAATCAGCTATACTTGCAGCTCTTGCGACTGTGTAGGTAGTTCCAGATATGTTTCCAGAAACTGTTGGATAAACAATAGTGCTTACCCAGCCGTCTTCGTTGGTTCTTGTCATGTAGTCTGATTCTTGTAAAAAGATTTCTTGCAGAGTTAAAAAACTTATATCTTCTGCTAAAACTTTTAACATTTCAGAAGTTTTTACTATTTCTTTTGTTGCAATTTCACTAAAGCCGCCAAGCGCACTCATGAATCTATTGCCATAAGAAGAAGGATCTTTTCTCATCTTTGCCCACAAGGGAAAAGTATTTAACAATCTTTGCTCAAAGAACCCCATTGCAAAACCCTATATCAATGCATCTATTTTTTGGAATCTTACCGTTAAGCTACCTAATGCTCCAAATTCATATCTTTCTAGGCGGTAGTTAAGACTATCAAGTGTTGTTCTTTCAGAAGCAACCCTAACTCCACTGTAATCTTTTCTTATGTAGACGTTGTTAAAAAGCTCATCGCTTGATCCCCTGTCGACAACTTTTGAACTAATTTCTTTATTTCTTGCTATCATTTTTCTAATAGCTTCTAAAGATATGGATTTTATTGGTGCACGAGTTCTTCTTGAAAAGTATCTATCCATTACTCGTTTTACAGCTCTTTTTATAGAATTTTGTTCCGTAGCTGACAGTGTCGTCTGAGTGTAAAGTACCAAGTCAAAATCAAACCTTACCTTAACTCCTGGAGATGCAAGTATTTTTACACCAGCAGTCTGTATTGCATTTATTTTTTCTTGAACTTTTCTAACAAGCGCTTGAGATGATTCGTTATCTTGACCAAAAACAAAAACTGCACATGTACCTATTCCAAAGAAATTAGGCTCTAGTCTCATATCGAGAACTCCTGGCACTGTAAGAGCTCTAAGAAGCAAGGAGTCTTCTGTTGCTCCAGCAAGAGCGCCATAGTGGCTGGATATTCTGAAACGCAGATTATCATCGCTTTCTATGTTCTGGCCGTTTATAATAGAGTAATCATTTTTGCATTTTAGTGGTGCGCCAGCTACAAAGTCTGTATACCCTGTAAAGTTGTGGGCAACTAAAACATTCTCTGCAACATTTTGCGCTGTGCCCGGAGTGGTTGCTTTTATTCCACAATAGTATGAAGATGCTGATGCTGGCAGAGTGTAGGTTTGAACAGTTACGTATTTGATGTCTGTTGCTGACTGGCTAACTCTTCCTGGAGTTAGTGCGCTGCCTGGAGAAATTACAGTTCCCGCAGGTATAACAATATCTGCTCCACCATTTATATCTCCAAAAGTCGTTGAACAATAAAAAAAGAAATTCATCTCATTTTTCTTGCTGTCTGCATAGGTTGGTGACAACCTTCTTACCCCTCTGTTTTCACCAAGTGATTCTAAAGCTTTGCCAGTGGCACTAGATATTTGTAAACTGTCAATAGCTCTAGTTGCTCTTTGCGACATTAATGACTGTTCTGTAGCAATTGCGTCAACCATACTTTTGGCTGCGCCATCTTTTGCCCAGTGAGTAATTCCTGATCTTTGCTGAAGCTGATCTTTGACTTCCTTCGAAAGACTTCGAACAGTTTTCATTGTTGGTTTTATAGCCATTTGAATCTCCTAAACAAGCCTTGGTATCATTTTGTTTTCTCTTAAATCATACTGCATATTTATAAATACTGGTTCTCCAGACATAGCTATAGTTGCGTAAACTAATACAAGAACTTTGTTCTTTGCAATTGGAACTACTTCAACTTTCAAACTGCTTCCAGAAATTGCACCCTCGTCCATTAGTGTGGAGACTACCTTTGCTTTGATTAATGCACCTGTTTGTCTATTGTTTGGCAATCCAGCGAAATGGCTCAAACTTGCACCAATGTCAGGATGTAGTACCCAGTCACCAAGTGAGCTTTGCAGACGCTTCATTATTGTTTGTCTAGCAACACGCCCCCCTTCATGGTTGGCTCTTTTAATATCTCCATTGGGACCAAGGGAGAAATCTCCATCTTGTGACCAGTGAAAATCAACACTGTTTCTGGTAATAATCACAACTAGCCTCTAGAGGATTTAGCTATTGCACCCAAGGCAACAACTGCTGCTGAAGCAGCAACAACTGGCCCAAGCATTGGCAACAAATCCATAAATGGTGGTAAGAAAATTCTTTGGGGAAAGCTTGCTATCGAAGGCAACATAGACATTGGCCATGGACATGTTATTTGCCCAGGATGATTTATTACGTCTTGCTCCAAGCAAATCTTACCACCGCCAAGAGAAGCTGAAGTGTTCCCACTTTCTTTATCGCCGCAGATTGTTAAGTGCCCGCCAAGACCTCCTGGCTCTCCTGTGTTTATACAGGCACTTCCTTGTTCATTGAGAATGATTCTGGCCCTTCTTGGCCCAAGGGTTGTATTTTTTGTACTCATGCTAATCTCCTTGTAGCTTTATGCGTTTTTTAAAGTCGCTATCCAATTCATTATAGGTCCGCAGCCTGGGTGCTCTGGACCCATTGGCCCACAAACTCCAGCAATACTGGTAGGAAGATTCGTATCTACTTCGCTTACTATTGGTTCGGTAGTTAACCCGTTGCAATACTCTGTACCACGCGAACCAATAAATTCTCCTCTACCAGCGTTTAGTTGATGCGGTTCCGGACCTTCTGCAAAAACTTGAAAAAGTTTATCTTCAAAAGCATCGGGAGTACTGCCTACTTTCCAGACATCCTCCTCGCTTTTGTAAACTCTAGAGTCTGCTGGAACACGTATCTCTGTTTCAGTGCCTGGAATTTTCGCCCTTATATAGAAAAGTGGGCGAGTATCACAATCGTCTCCAAATGGTTTTGCTTCACCTTGACCAAACCCTTTAATCCCATCTATTCCAGTGCACAAGTAAGGTCCAAAACACTTTGTATATGTTTGTTCACTGTAAGTAGACCTTTTGATTTCGGAATGTGACTGATCAGTTCTTACTGAACTGACTTGGTTGGTTCTAGTTTTTGAAGTAGACATTATAGATTTTCCTTTGACCAATCGAACATAGTTACTCCATGGTGTATGTAGCGATCAACAAAACCACTTCTGTTACCATGTATTTTATCATATGCTGCCCAACTATGAGCTTTATATACTTGCCATTCATCAACAAGCCTAGTCATACCATTCATAGTATCTTCTGCAGCGTTTGTAACGTTGCCAAGTATACTGTTGAATAGTTCTGCTGGGCTCTTAAGCGTTAAGCCGCTAACAATAGGTCGATTTCCTTTTATCAATGGTACTACATTCACTGTCTCTTCTTCCATACATTTCGCAAAAAGTATTGGCATTCCAATAAGCCAAGCAGCAGAAGATCCTATTGCACCAGATCTCTGTGTCATTCCACTGATTCCTGCTTGACCTGCAACTATTGCTACTACACTTTGTATTAGCGGGCTATAGTGAGACAGATTGAAGTTTCTAATTGGGTGACGCGCAGCGCCAAGAAGTCTTGGAACGTTCATCAACAATCTTCCGCTACCAGCAGCCAAAGCTGCTGTACCAAAAATTCCGCTTAATATACCGTAAGTTGCACTAAGACGATTACTGTTTGCAGACCTTACAATATCTCTTCCATCTTCGACCAAACCGTTGTCTTCCAAAACTTCTATAAAATCTTCAAGAGGATTTTCTTGTCCAAATCTTGTAGAATATTTTTTCATAAAAAAGTCAACCATGCGCGAGTCTGCTTCTGGAGAAAAGAACATGTCTGTATTTCCAAAGAAATCTGCTCCTTTTCCATTTTCTTCAACTGACTTGACGGCCATTGCAAATAATTTTATTCCCTCAAGTATTGGCCAAGTTGAAATTTCGTTTGCCATTACTACTGCATTTGGTTTTATCTCAGTTAAGAAACCAGTTTCATGACTAAACATATGTACGACAGATTCAACTTCTACTGGTCCATACATATCGTTGTAGTCATCCATAAGTATACAGACATCCCAAGGTCTTATCCTTGGGTTGCCTAAGATCATTATTTCACCCTTATACATTTCTCTCAAACCGTACATAAGCGCAGATTGTCCATATCTTAGTGCCATTGATTGGCCTTTGCAATTTGGATAATTAACTACTGCAGTGTTGAGCATATTGTCTGGTATTTGAGAACTAGCTTTCATAAACTGAGTTTTTATTGGCGACACACCAGCTGAAGTTTCACGAGGTCTTCCGTCTTTCTCATTCCAATCGATATATTGAACATTGACTGCATTGACTACGCTAGATTCACTTGTCATGATTCCGTTTTGAACTATGTCTTGATCAGAAGTAATCATGTGCCACCTTCTGAATGGAACAAATCTGTTTTCCATACCAGTAACAAATTCTTGCATCATTCTGTTTTGAAAATGATCCGTCCACATAGTTTGGGCTTTTGTCTCTGTGTCGCCGGCCAGGTGTTCCCAACGTTCGTATGCTTCGGCGGAAGGGCTGGGAAGAGTTGGGTTTAGTGCTTGTGCGGCCAAGAGAGCAGTGTCATACCATTCTTGAATAATATCGCGAGGATAAAGCTCTTCTGCTTGTTTGCGTAAAGTATTGTAGTTATTTCCAGGGTCATTTAGATATCTGTGGATCTTATTCATTCTTTGTACAAAATTAGTATCTCCTGGTCTTGCCCAGTACCTTTGGGAAGGAACTCCGAAGAACATAGTGTTTCTAAATTTTGTTCCATACGGTCTAACCCCATAGATCCATCCTGGGTGTCTATGTGACATTTCCTGGAAGGTTTGCCAAATCGTTTGTGCTCTCAATTTATATCTGCAAGCTCCAGGTCTTACTCTTTTCTCAAGAATGTGTGCGTCAGGTATATCAGACCACGCATCAAACCACTCAGACATTTTAGTGTAAGTTATTCCAACATAATTGTTTAGTATGCTGTCGAACATTGCTCTTACTGGCATTTCAACATTTCTTTCCCAAAAACTTTTCTTATCATACCAACCTAAAGTCATATAGCTTGCAGGATTTGGAGGAAAAAGATTGTCATCTGCGGGAGTCATTTTTAGTGTTGCTTTAACTTTTGCTACAGACTGTCTGTATTTGTTTATATAGTTATCTTGAGCCCACCTAGTAATATTCGTTAATAAAAGATCTGCACCCTTTGCAGCAATCCACAACGGCACCGCAGCTCTAACCAAGTTGGCTGGACCTTTAATAAAGAGATTACCAAATGTAGCTTTACCAACCATCCATGCTAAAGGTGCTACAGATGATCTTCCTGCCCAACCTTTTAGCGATTGTGCTGCAGCACCCATTGGCCACCAAGCAAACCTTTGCACCGCTGCCCTTGTTTGAAGTTCGTACACTTCTCTTGCTATATTTTGTCTTGCAAGTAGTCGAGCGTTTCCCGTGCTATTCGCTGCTGTTCTTGCAGCTTGAGTTATTCTAGCTGCAGCAGCCGCTGCAGCTTCCGATCCTCTAATGCCGCTGATTCTGTCTATAAGTTGTTTAGCTGCTGTCGCTGCACGACCAGCAGTACCATTGAAACCTGGTTTTAACACTTCTGCTAATTCATCAGCACTGGCGACAAGATCATCAATTGATGAACCCCAACGAGTTCCAAGCCTCATTGCAGGCCCGCCACTTCTTACCGCACTACCCCAACCAGGCCCTCCAGAGCGCACATTTTTAATTATGCTGCCTAAGATTCTGAAAGGGGTCATAAGAGCATAACCTACTATGTTTTCTCCTGGAGATAAAGGATTGTTATAGCTCAACCAACTAAAAACTCTGCTTCGCTGACTAGCTTGTTGCACATAAGTGACGGTTGGACGAGCAGTTTGAACCATTGCGCCTGGAAAGGTCTCAGTTGCTTGCATTGGGCCAATTAAAGGTTGGCCCCCACCTGCAACTCGACCACCTGATCCTCGAGCAACCAATCTGGCACCACCTGCTCTAACTGCCAACATTCCAGCAATCAGTGTACCAGTAGCTAATGCTATAGATAATACTGGGTGGTTTGATATCCAACTTGTTAGAGAGTTTGAAATTGGATTGTTTCCTACAAAACCCTCCCTTGAATATGGATAGAAATCTAAGTCTGCACTTTTATCTTCACCTATCTGCCTAAGTCTGCCATACTCCCATCTTCCAAAATGATGCAATTCTGGTTGCGTCATCATTGCACCTAAAAGTTGGTGAGTACTGTAGTAAGTTTGATTATCCCAATCTACACTTCTGTCTGTTCCGCCAACACCCTTGATTTTTTGTGTAAGTTCGGTACCAAATGATTGTACTGTTATCTCAACTAAATCACCATTTTTATTCCATGCAATATCTGTCGCTCTTCCGTTTAGAAGTACACTCAGCATATTCGGATCATTGCTGTAACCAACCCTAAGTTGAACATTCATACCTGGTCTTAATACAAGAGCTGTAAACGGCTGGTCATTTGCAGCCACTTCGCTATTATCTGCTCTAGTTGCTATGTTCGGATTATCCTCTGCGATACGCTCAGCTTCTTTTTCATTAAAATAATCAAGATCTACGATTGAGTTTCTTCTAGTTCCATCGAGCGTTCCATTTACATTTTGCAGAACTATAGTAGCAGTATCTCCAGGATCTTTTCTCGTTGCATAGAAAGTAAATTCTTTTACAGCGTTATAGCTGTAAAAATCATCCATATTAAGAAATCTTGACTCATGCTCATCTTCTTCTACGAAGAATAGTTTGAAAGTTGGATAAGCCCTTTTCATCGACATCTTGTTTGAAATAATATCTGAAGAAGAATTTCTTGCTAAATTTTGCAAATTAGCAGGATCGTAAAACTGCTCATATTCAGCAATAGTATTTATTCTACTTTCTGCTAAGTCTCTACTTATTTTGCTCGCAGTATCTTTGTTTATAACGTTACCAAGATAAGCTTCTCTTGACCCCATCATCGCTTCGAAACCTCTCATCTTTTGAGCTAGTTCTCCATAAGTGTGCTTGTCGACAGAAGTTTGACTTATGTATTGGGGATTACCATCAGTGCTGCTGATAGGAATAACTGAGGTCTTTGCAGCAACTATTTCTTCATCTGTAGCGTAGGTGTTTACATCTTCGTCTGGACGCTCCACAGCTGAAAGAAGTCCAACTTCGGTAGAGTTGTATATTCCCGTATGTCTTTCATCTGCATTGTCTATTAAAGTTTGTAATGATTCTTGTCTTTTTGACCTGTAAGAGCTTAGTTCGTCTGTTCTGGGAAGTCCGCTAGAGTTAAGTCCAAATAAAGAACCATGGAAGGGGTTGCCAGTGGGACCGGTATCTACCCATGCAGAAGTATTGTCTGAACCAACAGGCTTTCCGTAAACCCTTGCTGTACCAGGATTATCGTAAGGGTTACCTTCAGGTCCAGGAGCGGCACCGGGTACTGCCCATTCATAATGAACATCTGCTTTCATCAAGTCAACTTGATCACTACCCTCTGGGTGAGAAACTATTCTTGAAAGCCTGGGAGTAAGATCTGCTGAAGCAGAATAGACACTAAGTCCTGCATCAGATTTTGGCTCAAGACCATTTTTCTGTGTACGTTTGTGAAAACGGTATGCAGCTTCAACAGCAATTCTGCTTTGATTATAAACTTCTTCTTCTATTGCCCCTCTTACGCCAAGACCAGCATCTTCATAAGCGTTCCACATATAAAAGTCTGGAGTTACAGAATATGCAAAACGACTGTCGTAATACGGATGTTTAGGAAGATCTAGATCTGGATAACATTCTGCACCAACATATTCATTTACTAATCCTTGTTCGGGCAACTCTGTGTCTGCAAAGCCAATTGCGGCCATCAGTGCAGGACTACCAATTATACGGTCTGCAAATTCAGTTAAAATTCTTTTTAACTGAGCAAGTTTTTGTCTTTCTTGATCTAGGTTTGTCAAATTGTCAAGACCTGGATCTGGAGACTGATTCATAGTCATTTGCCAAGCAAACTCTCCCTTTTCGGGAGTGCCTCCCACAACATTGTGCTGCATGAACGCCCAGGGACTTTCTCCGATTATCCCTGGTGTAGTACCTGGAGCTGTAGGTTCAAATACTCTGCCGCGGGCTTTATCAGTTGCTGTCTTTAATTGCAAGAAGGGGTCAACAGCAACCTGAGTTCCTCCTGCTAAAAGCCCCATATTTTGACCTCTGCCAAATTGAGTAACTAGTTGTCGACCAACACCTTGCTGAGTATATGCTGCGAGTTGTTGTGCGCTCATCCCTTTAGTTGTACCCGCCATCAACATTGATCGTGTTCTTGCTAATGCAGCTGCACCAAGTGCTGCCTCCCCTGCTGGTCCATCAAAAGGTATCGCAGCAGCAGCAGCCGTTCCCGCCCATAGCAAGCCAACAAGAATCCAACCAGTAGCACCAGCCGTCATTGCTCCTTGCCTAAAAGAGTAAAGCCACCCAGACATGGTAGGTGAGTTCATTAAGTACTCTGGACTAAAAAACCAATCGTTAAAAATATTGACTTGATCTCGAACACCAAAGTATCGATTACCACCCAAGACTTCATCAACGAAACTATGAGTAAGAGCTTCAGCTATGGAGGGTACTAGATCCCCTATAACTTCCATCTTTAGTCCCTTGTTGAAAGGTATTACGCTTTGTGCGTAAATCCTACCTAAGCCCTGTACAGCATTATCAAATCTTTGCTGAGCTTCTCGAACTTCACTATCTGTGCTGTTGAACATTTCTCCAGTAAAATTGCCTGCAGCAATATCGGTAGGCATGTTTGTGCCCCAGGCTTCCCAAACATCTGCAAATGGTTCTAGAAAGTTTTGCCTTTCTTCGCTAAGCGTCATCATGGCGTTTCCTTCAATCCATTGCAAATCTTGATTTTTAAGTTTTGACTCTATGTTGAAGCCCCAGTTGACTGTTCCGTATATCCCGTCAATATCTGCAGGAGTCAATCCTTCAGTGGCAGCTGCAAGCTCTTCATAGCTGTCATAACCTTCTCCAGTTGCAGCTAGTTCTCTAAAATAATACATCAGCCAACTAATATAGCCCGACCACATGCAACCCTTAGTTGCTTCTTCTGGTAGATCGTAAAGCTCTTTTGCAATATCTCCATTTTCTAAACCATTCTGGAGTTCACTTTCTGCAAGTATTAATCTTCCGGTTCTCAAAATATTATTAAGAGTCATCCAGAGTTCTTTTAAAGCACTTACCTGTTCTTCTCCACTACCTTCTTTTGCAGTTACTGAACCAAGATCTGTTTGATGCACATCATAATAGTCTGTAGAATTGATGACATACTTATCTGTTAAAGTAGCAACGTTGCCAGAAGTTACAGATCTATTATTTTGGTTGTACCATGTCTCAATTTCATCTGCTGTAGGTATTGCTCCCTCGCTTGGAATTCCTCCAGGAAAGCTGGAAGCATTTTTTTGAAAATATTCAATGTCATTTTGAGTAAGTTCAGGAATCGAAGGCAAACCACCGCCAGCACCACCTTCTCTACGATCATGTATTTCTCCAAAAAGAAGACCAAAATCTCCTGATTCTCGCAAAGCATCAGTTACAGAGTTGTTACCAATTAGCCACCAGTCGCTAGATCCGGTTCTGTCTTCATTCATCTTAACTGCTTCGTACATACCATAGTCGGTTTGGACGGGAATTGTAGAGCCACCACCTGGTGACGGTAGATGTAAATTGAATGCCATTCCCGAAGTATCATCTAGAATATAATTTGCTGTTTTCTTTTCGGCTCCAATCTGACTATTTTGGTAAGCAATTTCTGATGTAGGGGATAGCTCTGTCTGACTTCCTCCAGATCCACTGGATATCTTTCCAGAAGCTTCCATAGCTTCCCAAAAGTAACCGTAACCTTGCTCTGTTCTGATATATTGAAAGTCTGATTGTTGGGCTCTTCCAGAGCCTGTAACATAATGTTCTATTGGCCATTCTGTAGTTAAAAACTCTTGACGCCTTAGGGCGTCATGATCCATGATAGTGAGATTTTCTATTTCCTTAATATCGGAAACATTGGCAAAATGTGCTGCTGTTAAATTTTGTTCTGCAAGGTAGTTTGCTATTTCTTTTGGATCAGAAATAGTTCTAGTCAGTTCTGCCATTAGCAATGAGGCAAGACCATCTTCAGATAGGTCTAACGACCAAATCTTATTCAAAACTCTTGATCTTAATTCATCCCTATCGCTTGGCTGTTCTGAAATAACAGTTAGTACTTCTGTATCATAGGGATTAGTTTCTGAAAGTTCCATTACGAAAGAAGACATGCCAGCAGTACCTTCAACAGTGTTTTGCTGAGTACGATGGATTACTGTTCTTTTCTTTAAGAATTCTTGATCATTGTCCTCTGGTAAAAAGAAATCCGGATCTTTGTAGCTGCCTAAAAGTCTTGTTATGAAATGGTCTGTTGCAACACAATGTCCATCTGGAATTGGTCGATAAACTCTGGCATTTTTCTGGAGGTTTGATCTCATATACTCAAGCAATGCACCTTCTTCTGATAAGTTGTCATTGTTTTCGCTATCCGCACTGGTAACAAACTCTAATACATAGCTAGGCTCCATTGAACCGAGATGCTGATGCGTTGGGAACTCTTGCCCAATTAGAGGTATGCTAGCTACAATATGATTTATTGAACCTACAATATTGCTTACAACTAAATTGTCTGGGGATTTTATATTCAGTATGCTGCTTCTTGAATCATAGCTTGAATCTGCCCTACCCTCATACATTGCTTGAGTTATCGGCATTGAAAAATCTGGTTGCATAGTTGGCCAGAAGTTTGAGTTTTCACTTATAAAAGTGTATGCAACTGTTCTTTTAAGAACGTTGCTTACATCTTGGTTATCCTCATATTCTACCCAGCCTGCCTGTATGAATGATTCGTATTCTCTTCTAATTTTTTCTTGCTCTTCGGGAGGAATTTCTAAATCTGAGGCCCATCCTTCATCACCTTCGTCAGGAATCGTACTTGAACCAGTAGAATCCTCATCTATAGGACTTTCTTTATAATCGTTGATCCCAAACCAATCACCATCATTATCTGATGTATTTATACCCTGTAAAATGTCTTGGATTTCTATGTCTATTTCCTCAAGAGTTCGAGCATCCCCTGAAGCATCAGAAATTGTTGCTGCTTCACTTCTTGTAGCGGTAAAAGATATTAATGGATCTATTTTTGTACCAGCACGGGTTGTTTCACAATGCAGATGGTTGCCGCCAGAATAGCCAGTATTTCCTACATAACCAATCAAATCACCTCTACGTACTTGAATAGCATCAGCCATCCCAGTTGCATGATACTGAACTGTACAACCTCGAGTTCCATGAGTCCCGTTGTATGTAGCCAATCGATTGCCATTTACAACTTCTTCTACTTTATTTAAATGAGAGTATGTGATTTCCCAAGAAGCTCCTGGTTGAATTTCACCATATTCATCTAGCACAGCTAAACCAGTAACCTCGAGAGTAAGCTGCAAACCATAGCCGTTACCACGGCCAAAAGGCACTTCAGAAAAATCACTAAATTTTTCACCAGTTGTTGTATTGACCATATAATCAGGCTGTCTTGCTGACATCCTGTTTGCAGTAGAAGTTTGGCTAACCCACAGAATTCCATCTTCTGCAGCATAGATTGGTGTATTTTTTGGAGCAGCAACATCAATCCCATTGTGAGGTCTAGTTTTACCATTATAAGTTCTCATTCCAAAACCGGAATTTATTTCATATCCTGGTATTGGTGCATAAAAGAAATAATCAGTAACTCCTAAATACTCTCCTTCGAGTTCTGAAGTTGTGGGAAGTCTACCCCAGTCGGCATCTCGTGGGGAAGTGTTGCGTCTAGAGTATTCGCTAAATTCGCTAACGTAAGTCCAACTACTGTCATGGCCATGTTCCGGCTCATACTCTGAGCCACTACCAGCTTGTCTTGCACCAACTATATCTTCTAGCCCTCGAGACCGAACTCTAAGAGCTTCCATGCGTTCTCTTACAGCTTCTTGTTGCTGCTTCTGCATAGCTTGAACAATGTCAAATCTTACATCGAGAGCTGTAAACTCATGCCAATAGAAAGTTATTTTCTTTGTTTGGGCATAGCATGCATCTGCTATTTGAGCTACTAAAGCTCTTGATGTTGTTGGTCCGTGAAGTGCATCTACTATGAAATGAGCGCCTGCTCTTGGAGCTATACTTGTTGAAGTTTCACTAACTGGAGCCCCTTGAGTAAAACGATCAATACCGTGCCCTTCCATTTCCGCCTCACTTGGCTCTGTAGGCGAGGGGTAATAACCTGTGGTGTATCTGGCCCAATCACCTGGATCCATCATATCTGCTATATCTACACCAAAACATTCGTAGAGATTCTTTTGTTGCAAGTAGTTGCAATACCTTTTGTAAATATTTGAGTACTGAGGCAAGACTGGGGTAGCTTTTCTCATCACCCACGGGTCTCTTGGCAATAAGTCAAAAACTTCACCCGCATGAGTAAAAAGCATACTATTTATACTTCTTCCTCCAGTTATATCTTGTGGCTTGCTGTAAGAATCAAAGCTATCAATTGCGCCATAATCTGTATTGCCAGCATTATCTAAAGGTCCAGAGCCTGGTCGACGTTCGCTATCTCCAAACGAAGTTATAGTAGGTTGTCTTAATAACTCTTTTCCAAAAGTATCAATGGTTCGCCTTACATAACTATTCCCATCTGAACTATAAAAGGGAATTGTTTGCCACTCATCTCGATACATCCAGTTTAAAGCATAAGGTTTATAGTTAAACCACCTGAGATCCAGATCTATCATGAATGTTCCTGGACTACCTTTGAAGTTCTGAACGGTAAGGTTGGTCATTGTAAATGCCATGTTCTGATACAAAGGCCAATCTGGACATATTGAATCTCTTAAATATCTACTTTCTACATAGCAAAAAGGTGAATGCCTCAGTTGACAAATAAGCCTATGCATATGAAGGAATAAATCTGGTGTAAAGACCAGTCTAACCGAGACTTGAACAATGCCGTGCCCACTAGGAACTTTTGTAGAAACTTTGGTACGCAAAGTTTTCCACTGCCACATCATATCTTCTTTTCGAACAGATATGTTTGTTGGAGGAATGATAAGATCTATATCGTTGATTTGAAAAATTATTTTCGAAGGATCTTCTTCTGCAGTAAGCAATCCTTTATCTACAACACCACCTGCGGATCTCATTGTTTATTCTCCCGAAACTCTATCAATATACTGTTTAGTAATAGGTCTTCTTGTATCATTTATTATGATACTTCCATTGCTGCCAGTTCTGCTAAGAACACCCATTATATCATACATCGAGTTTCTGTTTACAATTTCGCCTCTCATCATATACGCATTATCTTTAGAAACTCTAGCTGTACCAATATTTATAGGTCTATTCATCATTTCCGATTCTCTGCCTACTGGCAAACTGTCTGGCGGGATGTGTCTGTCTGTTGCAGTCCCAGACATTATTGAAGCTTGTACTCTAGCATCGGAAAATTCTCCGGGCTGAATCAATGGTGTTGGAGAATAACCGCTATCACCCAACAATGCACCAAGGCCCAAACTAGCAGCAGCGCCTAAAGCTAGCGGGCCAACCATTTTTGTTGAACTGAACGCATTACTTGCTTTTTGAATCATTTGGCTACCTTTGTGAAGGTGGCTACTTAACTTGCTCAAAGAAGTTTGTTCACCTTGCAAGAATGCACCTTGCACTGCTCCAGCTTCATAAACTGCAGAGTTCCATAGTCGTAATTTTTGCCCCGTATCCATTTGCGCCAAAGAGCTCAATCTTCTTACAGTTTTAGTTCCCTCTATTCCTATGTCTTTTGCAGTAACAGCTGCCGTTCTCATCACGTCAAACGATCCTTGCAAATCAAGCCTCATTCCACTTAGCGATGCGCCTATCTTTCTTCTAGTGGCTGCATCAGCAATTCCGCTAACATCTACTCCGTGGATTGTTGTTGCACCTTTTGCCAATTCAGTTCCACCAAAAACATAACTTTTGATAAAAGTCTCTAATGGTTCTGCTTTTTGACCAGCAGAAGAAATAAATGTTTTTAACGCTTCTTCACCAGCACGAGTTATTTCAATTCCTCTGGGAAGCTTCTTAGCTTTGATACCAACTTCTTCAACTGCTGTTAGCAATGCTAATGCTTGCTGGTGCATAGCAATCTTTTCGGCACCGGCAGTAGTATTAACTATGCCAATTCGAAGTTGATCCAATGCAACGTCGAATCGACCTACATCTTTTGCAATGCGTTCTTTGATTGCATCTTCGTATACGAATCTTGCAGCAGAAAGTCCTTCGCCTGTCGAAAGCATTTTTCCTAAATTCTTGATACCTTGCTTTGACTCTTCTACCATAATTCTGGTTTGAGTTCTGTGAATTAAATCTTGCTCTATTACTTGCTCAGACATTTGGTGGAAAGATTTTCTCATTTTTCTTCCAGGGAACATAAGCTGATACAAATCACCATCGAAGTCACCAATCATACCCGCAGCCATACTTAAATCTAATCTTCTTGCAGCTCCCAGTTGTCCATAATGAACACCAACCTCCATAGATGGGAAGAGTAGGCGCCCACCACCTTCTCCAGAAGAATAACTAGTTATATTTTCTGCCATACTTGTGAAGAATCTACTTATGCTTCTTCTGTTTCCTTTTTGATCTAAGTTTGCAATGTCCGCAAAGCTTGATATTTTTCTTTTAGTATGTTTTTGCAAATCTTCTAAAGCTTGAACACCTTCTGCAGTGCGAGCAAAAGCTTTAAAAGTCGCATCATCTGAACCGTAACCAACTTCGGCTGCATGCCTGAATATTGCTGCTGGAGCAATATGCCCAGGACCAAGTTGCGGGTGTCTCATTGCAAGAGCATCTGAGCCTAAGAAACCTGCAGTTCCCCCTTCCATTCCTATAAAGAATCTTCTAAATATTTCTCCAGCATCTTTTGCTGCAGCAGCTCTTGGGCTTGGAGCATCTGGGGAGATTGCTTGTATAGATGCTTTTTCCCCAGAGATAAATTCATTCATAGCCGAAAGAAAAGTTTCAGTTTCTGCGAAAGCAGCTCTTCCTTTTACGTGAGAAACAGCGCCCCTGGCTCTTGCCAATTGTTCTGCATTATATTCCCAAGACGCAACAGCTTGACTTCCTATAGTTTTGTTGACACCAGATCTGTAATCTTGAAGTAAAGCCTTACCTTCTTCGCTTACTTCTACTCCTGACAACATGCCAGTTGTCATTCCTCCCAGAGAAATTGATTGACCAACTGCCATAGCAGAACCTCTGAGCTTTCCTCTTAATAAATTCTTAAAACCTGTAGCCCATATTTCGGCCATATCGTTTTTAAAACTACCTACAGCTTGCTGTGCTTTAGCACCTGCCTCCGCAGACATTGCACCAGTTTGACTGACCAATGCAATGTCATTTGCAAACCTAGTTACCCGCCTAATATATTCTGCTTCTATTTTTATGTTGCCTTCTCTGCCGGGTATCTCTGTGCCTTTCATTAAATCTATCACGTCTCCGCCAGCAACAAAGAATCCCCCACCGTGCCCAAACGCATTTTGCGCTGCTATTCTAGTTGATGATCCGGAAGGGCCAAAATCCAACATGAAACCACCACCACCCTTAAACCTGTCTTGCCTTAAAAAGGCTTTCATAGATTCTTCAGTATCGCCATGCTTTATAAATTCGTCATAAGCTACTTTTTCTAGTTTTTCATATCTTGATTGCTCAAGCAACTTGGTGTTTCCAGCTATAGAACTAGTCATGCGAGTTAAACCTTCCATGACTTTTAGCTCTCTGTCAGTTCCAGCTTTTCTAGCAATTACACTTGTCATAAAATCTGAGACAGTGTCGGTTGGAAGACCCATCATGTTTTGGAGTCTGTGTTGTAAGAATTGATAAGTTCTTGGCTCCATGGAAGCCAAGTTTCTTCTATACTCTGCAGATTGAGGCCCTGGAGTCAGAGTGGTCAAACCCAATGCAAGACCTTGTCTTGATGCTGCCATTATTCGGCTAGCTTGTCCCTTACCGAATTCTCCTTCAAGTATGCCAGCGAATGCATCTTCACCTTCTTTGCCGAGACCACTCATGCTTTTCCAAGCACCAGCAAATACCATACCTATAAGTTCGTCTGGAATTGCTTTACCAGATTTTGCAAGAGCTCTAGCAGTGCCACGAGTTGACTCTTCTATAAAGAGTCTTTGCCTTGTCATAGCATCAGCTTCAAAAAAGTTCGTACTTTTTAGACCTTTTTCAATATTCAAATTTATTGTATCTCTTAGCTTTCTCGGGTCAGCTCCTGCAATTAAGCTTGCACCCCCTATCATCTGGTTAGCTAAAAATGCTGGTGCTTTCTTTAACATTGAACCCTCTGTAAGCATCAAATTAGATTGACCGATATTTGCTTGTGCAAGAAGTTGCGTAGCAGAGCGATTGCCTATACGCATATTTCCAAAACGATTCATAACATTTTCGTTTATTCCTTTCACAGTACCTTTAAAGAGCATTCCAAAAACTTTTGCATGTGGAGACTCGACAGTGTATGAGCCAGAAAAATGCAATAATTGTTTTCCTGCCGCATCAGTTACTTCTGATAATCCAATATCCAAAGACTTCATTCCTGCCCATCTTTGCACACCTATTTCAGCCATATTCTCGCCAAAGCCAAGCAGCCCAACGCCACCTTTCTTTCCACCAAATGCAGCAAAAAATTCATCTACAGAGCCAATTGTCTTACCCTTGTTGATTCCAGTTAAAATAGTAGTTGATTGACCGCCTCCAATTTGTAACCTCATGCCTCTTTGTCTGCGTTCTACTAACTCATTCAACAATTGAGTAGACATTTTCTTATGTCCAAAAACAGTTGGATCCACGACAGTCTTTGTGAACTCATTAGCAACTAAGGGTCCAGCTCCTCTTGAGCCCATGTAGGCTTCGCCTTCCCCAAGTCCAAATCTGGCCACATCCCCTACGTCAAGAACAACAGCTTTCTGCATACCGCCACTAACAACGCCATCTGCAAATTCCAGATTTTGTCCAAACTGTTGAACAACATTTCCAACGCCAAAAGTTGAGCCAACTGGATTTAGGGGATTGTTTACAAACATACCCTTCCTTCCCAATATTTGTTTTTCACGAGCAACTACTGGCAAAAGTGTCCTGTCCATTACACCACCTATTGGCCTAACTGCAGATAGAGAGCCACCCTGCCCCAAGCTTAAAGAAAAATATGCACTATCATTTGCAAGAAGATTCACCATTGGATCTCCTGAAGCATCAAGGAGACCCTTAGAGCCAGCTGCTAAAGCAGCTCTCATTGTTCTTTGCTCATTCATAGTTAAGTTTTGCGCATTAGTAAACATTATCTGCGCATTATTTAGTGCTAGATTTGATTGCATATGTGCGCCCATAACGCCACCAACTCTTTCTGCTCTAGACATTTGTGTACTTAAATCTGTTAGCGCACTATGGAAGTGTTTCGGCTTTATATTGGCAGCTCCATGTTTTGCTGATAAAGTCTCAAAAGTTCTTAATCCAGCTTCAACAGCATCAAAGAAAACACCCTTGCTGCCCTTTCTCATCTCTTCTGCTATCATAGCTTGAGTGAGCGGCTTATTTAATCTTATTGTTTTTTCAGCAACACCTGCAGCATCAGCAAAAATTTGTGGGGTTACGTAGGTGGTCGTTCCTTGACCACCTCTGAAAACTCCAATCTTACCCAACCCTTTAGTTCCTCCCTGGACAGCATCAGCCATTTGTAGCGGCACGCTTATAAAGCCAGTACCAGCCAAACCCCTGTTCGCTTGTTGAGCGTTTCTGAAAACTCTAGCATAAATACCCTGTCCCGTAGCTTCCTGAAGACTGTATAGTCGAATCCTACTATCTGCACCCTCACCTATTGCTGCTCTCAGTCGGTTTAGCCCTGATTTTGTTGCATCATTTAAATCGTTGTAAGATATGGGGTTGTAGTTCGGACTCAACCCTTTTAAATTTATATTTGGTGGACCCGACAATACGTTTGAGTAAGTATCTAATTGTTGAAAAAGTCTACTTGCTTGCCTCTTGGTATCATCGCTTCCTGTTTCCAGAATAGTATTCATTATGTTGCTTACAAGTTTTTCTTCTTCTTCAATAGCTCCAGCTATTTCTTTATCCATCAATTCAAGCAATTGTTCTTTGACAGTACCTTTCAACGATGCTTCTGTAGCGTCTGAAGAATCTAGCAATTCGAGAGTTGCCCCTATCACTTGCTTTCTTGTTTCAGCACTTTCTTGAAGCATTCTTCTAATTTCACCACCACTAATTAAACTTTCACGAAGCTGCTCAGCTCTTTTCTGTGTTGCGCGAAGTTGAGTTTCTTGTAATCTTCTTAAGTTGTTGCCAACCTGTACGTTGGCTCCACGTATTCCAGTATTTAAATTAGACATAGATAGCGACTGGTTAGACATTATGCGATTAATACCTATACCAGCACCAACAATCATGGGTGCAATTCCTATAGCTTTACCAACCAAAGAAGTTGCTATTCCAGCATCTTTGGTTACCTTATTTTTTAGATCGTTAGGGTCATCGTAAAAAGGCATACTAGTCTCCTCTTAAAACACTAAGTATTCCACTCGTTATCTCTTCATTTCTATCATCATTCATATAAAAACTTCCATGACCTCTAGAGTAAAAACTATTATAACTGTGAGCACTTGATTGATTTGGACTTCTTACTTGAAAAGCATTTCTTCCCGCACTGTACAATTGGCCAGCAACACTGAATGGATCAGGACCTGGAACATCGTGCAAAAATTGTTCTGAGTCTTGCAGATAATTCTTTCTTGCAAGCTGTCTTCTTTGAGAATGCCAATAGCCATACTCGTGAAGATCTTTTCCAAGAGAATCAATATACCTTAACTCAACATCATCTATGTTAACATCTTCACGCCACCCAATCCAATCTTCACTTGGCATTGGATTGTTATAGTTATACTCTTGTAAGTTATGGAATTGTCTATTTAAATGCTGTTCTGAAACCGAGGCTATAGAGCCGGTATAAAGTGTTGGATCGCCTTGATCTAATCTACTCCAAATCGTTTGGTATAAGTGCGCTTGATCAGAAGGGATCATTTGTAAAATCCGTTCACGCTCACCTTCGGAAGCCATACTAAAAGCATCGAAAAACTTTTTCTCTGATTCGGGTAACGTCATATATATAGACATTGCGCTAGATTGAGGATTTACGCCGTATCTAGTTCTATTAGCTCTTGCCAAATGCATTCTTTTAGCTTTATTATCACCTCTGGCTTGTGCTTGTGTTGCTAACATCATTTGTTTTTGAAATTCTAATTTATCAAAATATTCTTGTTGCGCATCAGCCTCTACTCTCCAACCGGGTTTACCTTCGTAACCTAAGAAATTTGCAGCACTAGAGAAAGCAGGTCTAAACCAATCTCTTACTGGCTTATCCCAGAAGGCAAACTGACTACCATAAAGTCGTTTATATTCATAATCTTCTATAGGGTCTCTATCAGACATGAGCTTCTGTACTGGTCTGAATCCGCCAGGAATCATATACTCTACAGGTGCAACTGCTTTTCTAACAAACCTTTGAGCTCTTTGTTGAGCGTCCTGGGTGACGTTTGAAATAAAAGGAAGCTCTAATGCATTTGGATGAACTCTGTCATAATCTGGAGTCATTCTTTCATTGTAAAGTCTATCTGTTGCATCCATTAAGGCGTTTTCTGATTCAGTAGTTATGCCTTCCATTCTTCTTCTGTACATGGTCTGGCGCAATCTTCTGAATTCTTTAGATTGTGCGGCTACATCTGCTAAGATAGCGTACTTATAGATGTCTGGATATTCTTCCATTGACATCCCTTTCAATACTGGATTTATCGCTTCATAGCCTGCTCCAGGTAAACGTAGGTGGCCGGCTTCTATGTTTCTGTAAGGATCTCCATATTTAAATCTGTCTGGCAACCAATGAGGCATTCTGTTCGTTAGAGGGTTGTACTCTTCTATTTCAGTACGCTTTCTTGGAAGAAAGCGTCTAACTGCCTCTGTCATGAAAAATCCACCACCTAAATTCATATCCCAAAACGCTTCTCCTGGATCAGTAATAGATCCAGCGCTAGCCATAACTGGTCTTTGAGTTCCAAAATTTTCTAAACCAGTTAGAGATTTCTGGACCATATTCTTTGCCCAACCAGTCAGACCTTCAAGCTCTCTAAATTGATATTGCATTTCTCCAGCTACATAGCCGGCACTAAAAGGTGAATACGGAACTCCTGGAGTTCTTCCTCCGAGACCAATCTCTGGACCGTTAACTTCTGGTTTATGCAAAAACTCTATTGTTCCATCAGGTCCAGGTCGCATATACTCGCTTGTATGCATAAGCTTTGGCGGCTTAACTACCCTACCTATAGTAGCTGCTAATAACCTGCCTACCACTGGAACATCTTCGAATGCGGCACCCGTTATAGGGTAGGGTCGACTGTAATAGTTTGACTCTTCTAAATAGTAAGTAAAGTTCTTAAGAAAGAATTTTCTAATAGGAGATATTTCATCTTCATTCGGTCCCCATGCTGCTTTTTGTCTGGATCTTGTCATCATGGCGACGTAAGCGTGGGGCCTGTGATACTTGATGTCAGCACCTTCAAAAGGCGTACCCCCACCTTCCCACCATCTACCTCTTTTTACTTCGACTGATTTTTTACCACTGTAGATAGCAGACAGCTCTGCTGGACCTTCCATGCTGCCAAATAATGCTCCAGTAAGCAGCTGGTGCAACCCGAAGGCGCCAGCAAATATAGTACCTACCCTTCCAAGTCTATTTTTAAATCCATGTCTTTGAAAAGCTCCTGTTTCTCCAAGCAGTGCCTCCCCAGTTAAACTTGCCCCAAATAAAGCATGCGTAAATTTAGCTCTAAAGCCTGAAACGCCTTTAGCTACCCTGTTCGCAAAAGTAGCTGGTTTTTCAGCATAAGAGCGTCCAATTTCATCTAGTTTTTCTGCTAAGGCTTTGTTTACTATATTGTCGTTTTGCCAACGCTCTCCTTGTTTCTTGACGGATGCTTCAAAAGCAAAATGCAACTCTCTCAGCATATCGTCTGCGTATGGCATTCCACCTTGTTTAAGAGCCTCATTGTACAAATGGCCATACAACCTAGTTCTTTTCATTCTGGTTCTAAGGTCTGCAGGCTCACTAATCCCAAGAGTATCTTTTACAAACCCCCTGTCAAAACGAGGCTTTCCGTCCTTATCAGTTAGGAAGGTCTTGAGGGGACCTTCATCTTCAACCTTTCCACTAAACATTAAATCGAACAGAACTTCGCCTTGAGTGGTGCTTAAAGATTTTGGCAGCTGGTTGAATTGAGCGTTTATCATTGATTGCCCAAGACCGATTGATTGCCTTCCTTCTTTTGTCATCCTTCTGAAAACCATACCAGGCAGTCCGCCACGAGTAATGAAGTCTGGCATAGTGGCAATACTTAGAGCTACACCTGCAAGGGCACCTGTTTTCCAATCGCTAATTCCTGGAAGCAAACCCTCTAGGGTTTGCCTGTAGTAGTTCATTCCAGTTACAGCACCTATACCAGCCATCGCTACGTGGGCTTTTGTGGCAGTTGTGGCTACTCCTGGAATGATCCCTTCATCAAAGCCGGGCAGAACCATCTGACCAAAAAAAGAAGCAACACCAACGGCAAATGCACTTCTTGGTGAACCAGATTTCTTAACTTTATTAAAAAGGTAGGCTGCTCCAGCTGATACTCCACCAGCTACAAGCATGTCTCCAGGCAACCCGAAGTTTCTACGAGCCCAGTCTGCTTGCTGAACGCCCATGTACAATGCACCGATTTGTGCCGCTTTACCTCCATACCTAAAGAACATATCTAGGGGTTTGCCGGATTGCACTTGCATCCGGAAACCCGTTTTATCTGCAAGAGTTTTAGAAAGATTATCTAGGAATGGTATTTCTTCTATGAGCCTGTTAAATCGCTCCATTCCAAAAGCAGCAGGTACGCCAGCATAAGCGACTGCAAGCCTTTTAGCACTCATCGTGCTAGTTGCTTCTAATGGGATCGGGGCAAATCCGGCTCTATGTTTAAACTCTCCACCTTGCTTATCAAATACTGCAAAAACTCCATCAGCTTTTGTTCTTGCAGCAACACCCCACTGTTCAGTCAATCCAAGCGATTGCATTACAGAATAAAAAGCGGTATTGACACTCTTGTGTTTTGACAGTCTTGCTTGTGCTGTTGAGTCTTTTATTATTTGGGCTTCGTATGGAGCTGTTTCAAAAAGCGCTACCTTGTTGGATAAGGTTTTCCACTCACCACCAGGGGCGGCATCTCCAAGCTTAGGTTCTACTCTTCTTCCTAGTAGTTTTCCAGTACTCTTGCCAGCTACGTCTTGTTCGTACCTGAGCTCAATGCCCGCTCCATCTAGGCCAACCCCTAGAGATTCATAGGCTTCTTTACTAAGAATAGTCTTTAAATATTCTTTTGTTTGCTTACTTGAAGTAAGCTCTGCACCATATTCGTAGAAGCGAACATCCCTGCTTGCATCTAAAACAGAAGTACCTACATCGAGATTCTTTGCAGCCCCTGAAACAAATGGGGAAAGAAATTCTGAAACACGGAAAGTGTTTAATAAAGAGAAAGGAGTTCTTTCAGTAAATGCTCTTACGTGCGACTGTACAATATCAATTGCAAGTTTACCGCCACCCACTTCAGTTCTAGAAGCACCAAGTAAGCCCGCACCAAGCAAACCTGCACCTATGGCCAGGTTTCTAAAATCATTACCTGGTGGGCTCCAAGGAGTGTACTGTTCTGCACTCCAGATTGGCGACTGACTGCCGTAAGGTTGATATGCCACTACTACTTCCCTCTACGTTGACTTAGCTTCCTTAATTGTTCTTTTGACAGTTTTTCGCTTTGCGCTTCTTCTATGTTGTGTGGTCCCATTGCTTTTCTGATTGCACGATTTTCTGCTCTAAAATCAATTCCAGATTGATCTTTCCTGCTGTTTGCTTGTGCTACTTCTTCTGCTGTTTTTATCTGCTTAAGATCAAGCTTTTCATACTCTGGATTTTGCTTACATAAAACATTTTCTGCAATAGTAAAATTTCTCAAGAACTTAGGTCTAGGCCAACTTTCCATTTCTTCAATTTTGTATGGAAATACAGTCATAATAACAGACCTCATGTACTCAAATACAGTATCTGGTGGATGCTGCATTCTAATAGACATGATATCTTCCCTAAGTGTATCTTGGTCACAATCTCCAGACAGATACAAAATAAGCTGGCCCACCGAAATGGTGAGACCAGCTGGTATATTTTCAGATATTAAGTACGCAGTACCTAAGTAGCAACGTTCAAATATTACATCGAATAGTTGCCAATCAGTTAGAACCCCAGACGCACGAAGGCCCCGAAAGACCTTGTACTCTTGGATTGATAACAACCTATAAGACAGCTTAATATCTTCATCAGGAAACCAAGTCTGATATAAGTTGCCATTAGATTCTATAATGGCATCTATATCCATTTAACTCTCTTACTAAAGCTGTGTTGTCAACATCATCGCTTGTTGAGGTGACAAGAAATACGAATTTAAAAGAATTACTTGATACAAACTATCTATTACTCCAGCTTTAGAGTTGTAGAAGAACTCTACTGGTAGTGGCTTTGGCCAGAGGGTACAGTATGTAACGACTTTCTCTTTTAAAGAATCTTCAACGTCCATAGATCCCTGCTCTTGAGCTTTTGCCATAAGTTCTTGGATCTTTTTCCATTGACCTCGTTTTAAGTGAGTAAATATATATACATCACCTTCGCCAAAAGCCATTACATGAACTGCGTTCTGTCCAAGTTGATGTTTCCACTTCTGAATAGTTTGAGCATTGGGCGCACCTGGTGTGTTTGCTAGAAGCTCCATGATTTGATCTTTCATCATGTCTCCGTTTTCGCCAATAAGCTCATCTTGATCTCGATTGTCCAGCTCCTGAGAAGCTGCATCTAACTCTTGGTCCAAATCAAATGTTGGCTCTCTTTCGGGAGGTATTGGTTGAGTCATCTTTGTATTCTTCCTTTTCCTAGTCTTTTTTTTTGCACGTCCAGAAGCTTTTGGAGCTTCTGCTTTTGGGAGCTTCATTTCTTCGCTTTCTACCGAGTATCCACTTTCTACAATTTCATCATTTAGGTTTTCCAAATTAGACAATACGTCTTCTGCACTAACAGATATACTGTCAAGTGCTTGGATTTGCTCCGCATTCAAGTCGCCTCCAATGGCGACCGTACTTTTACCAACTTTTTTTGCAGAAACTGGCATTTATTCTCCTTATATCCACGCCCATATTACGGCGTAATTCTTATCTTCAATAATATCTTTAACTTTGAATGCTGTCAACTTCTTGTTACCCCTGATCTGTTTGCCAGATACATAAGGTAAAGGCTCTGCCTCTAAGTCTTCTTCAAGCAAAATAAAATTGTTTGTATTCGGATAGTAAAAGTTTCGATGACCAATTTCGCTTGTAAATATTTTGGTACCTTTGGGAAGAATATATTCTTTCGATTTCATTTACCACCTTTTAGAGATCATGTGAAGAAGAAGCTCTAGCAAAAAATGTATGCTCTTCTAATATAACATTTTCGTCAATCTGTATTGCAGAACTTTTACTTACGAAGAAACAACTATATAACATTATTGAGAATTCGTTAGCAAATTGTATTTCAATATTAGTTGGACCTAAAAGACTTGGATCTGTCATTCTCGGACTTCTTCTTGATGGACGCGGTCTTACTAGTTCGTCTCCTTGACCCCAGTACTGTGATTCCAGAGCAGTTGTAACTCCTGCAAAAGTACCACCCGATACGCCACCCACCGCAGGCGATGCGTAGCCGGTTCTTGACAAGCCCTCACCATCAATACCAACTGTATTGCGCCAGACATCACCAACGTTAAAAGCTGCCATTGCGGCATTGTCGTTTTGATCCAGTTTTGGAACAAATGGAGATGGTGGTGTCGGACTGCTGCTTGCTCTTCTTCCTCTTGTTATTGATTCGAATAGATAGTCTGGGTCAACCAAGTTGATAACAATACTTCCTTGTATAATTTTTTGACCAGGTGCTACAGCGTCAAACAATCTTGAACAGTAGCCATATACTGGCTGCATAGAATCCATCTCTGTATAAGAAATGCCAGCCGCCTCCATTAGCGGTTGATCGTCTGCAAGGAGAAAGATGTTTGCTCCACAAAAATATTCATAATCGTAAAAGTTATCAGCCATTGCAAACCCTATTACATCTCAACATCATAACCGCCTTCGTCAATTTCTATTCTTCTGTTTGATTTTCTCATGTCTCGTCGGGCTCGCCTTTGTTCTCTTAATTCACCCCTGTGCTGTTTTGCCCTATCCTTGTATTCTTGAAGCATTAATTCTCTTTCACTCTTAGTTGCTTCTTTTGCTTGCCCTCTTAGTTCTGCATAGATATCATCTGGAAGGTCTTTTGGTGGAAAAGACATAACACTGCTTTCATGTATGCAGCTCAATTGTTTAACATCAAGTGCTTGAAACTGTATTACTACTTCAGTAACCATATCATTGACTGAAGTTGTTATTCCTTCACTAATTATTTCTATTCCCTCTATCATGAGGGTAGCAACTTTTGGAACAGTAAACTTAACACTGTTTACTGCAGAATACGGATTTCTTTTATCACGTTTTTTTGCTGCTCTATTATCGTTACGGGCTTTTTTCGCACCTTTTATTCTGCCGTCAGCAGCGTCAAAATCATCATCTCCATATATGCGCCCGAGGGTGGGATCGGGTTTATCGCTGAGGTATTCTCGGATATCTCTAGCTGTGCGAAAATCCTTGCCACCCAAAGGATTGTCGCCATCTACATCTGCAGTCCACTCATCAAAATCAATTGCTTCGAATTTAGCTTTTTGAACTGGTAGGGTTTCCGACCTGTAGGATAACGTCAGATTGAATGGTTTTAGCAACGTAGATATTCTAGTTGCTTTGCCAACGTAATTGCCGTATTCGCTGCCAGGATTTCTATACGACCCCTGCCCTCTAGAATTTACATCCATAGACCAACTAGAATCATCAGGCCCAAAGACGCTCTGAGCTTGATAAGCCAACGCTCTTAGTGGATGATCTTCAATTACAAGTAGAACCATTGTTCCAGCAATGGTTCTTACAGATCTTGAGTAGCCTTTTGCTCCTCTGTGCCCCAGCGCTCTCGCAGGTGCTTTAGGCTCATGGATCGAAAGAGAAATAGTAGCAAGGCTTTCTAAATGTACTGGCGCTGATGCTTCAATTTTTGCCCCGAGTCGCTGTGCTTCGTCTTCCATCTCCGTAAGCTGTTGAGCAAGTTCTTTGGGGGTTCCAGGTGCCTTGTCCCTTATTCTCTTTTGCCTTTTTTCTCTTTTTGCTTTTAGCGCTTTCGCTTCTAAAGTTTCAGCTTCTGCCAACTTTGATCGCATTACACGTATATCTTCTAAAAGTTCTCTCAAGTCAGTTCGAGCTTGATCATCAACATCTGGTGCTGCGCCATAAAAAGCAAAAGCAGCACAATCTGTTCCTGAAAATGAATATCTATTTCTATCTTGAAATGATAATTTCTCGAAGTAACTCAACTTATTCTCCTTAGGAATTTACAGCGGGGGTTTCCCCCCGCTGTAAAACATTTTAATCAAATGGGAATTAAAGTGCTTGATGTGACCGAACTCGGGCTCACCGTGCTCATCGAGCTTCCATCCACTGACAGATCCCAGTGGCCCATTCTTTGCCAAGGCAGAATGGTTCTGCAAACATAGGTCATTTGGTTTTCGATAACAATGTCATCAATTGAAAAACCAGAGCCTTCGTTTAGGATTTCCACACCATAAATACGCATAGTAGCTGCTTTGCCATATTCGTTAGCTGCAACTATTGTTACATCGAATGGGGGAAGCTGATCTACATACCAAGCGCCTGTAACTGTAAAGTTGTCGCCAAGATCAGAAGCACTAAAAGGAACGTCTTCTACTGCTCCGAGATCGTCCATTGACGTAACCGAAGTAAGATCTGCTGGATCAGCGTAAATTTCATCCTTGTCTGCAAGGAAATTCATATCTCCAAACGCCTTACCAAACAGAATATGTTGATCTAGCAAAAGTGAAATTAGCGTACCAGCAATACCGCGCTTACCGCGAGAAAATGATAGAGGATCAACCCTACCCATAACATAGATAGGGGCTTTCTCTCTTTGTACAGCATAAGATATAGCCTGAAGCTGACCGATAGGTTCGCCATCTACTACAGCTCGTATATCTACGCCTGAAAAACTAGTATAAGTTCTTGATAATTCTAATGAAGTAGCCATAATATTTTATCTCCTAGGTGAGTTCAGTCTCTTCGGCTGCGAGAGACGTTTCAATTGTAATAGCTTCAATTGAGAAGGGAGGAATCATTTTCAACTTAATTGTAAGTCTACCCATGATTTTGTCTGCCCTTGTATAACTGAGGCTTGCTATAGCTCCTTGATTAAATCCAAGAGCTCTCTCAGATTTCAAGAAACCGTCTATTGCGGTTTGAAGAGACATCAGTCTAGTACTAGAGAATTCTTTACCAATGTAATTCTTGGCAATATCTCTAATTCCATCAATCTCTCTGTTAACCGATCTAATTGTAGATAATCTAGCATAATCGGAAGTTGGGTGAGCGGCGGTTCTGCAGGAAACAATAATGAATCCAACGCCTTCTTCTGCTCTTACGCCAACAAGTCTACCTCTTGCCAACTCGTTCATTTGAGGTGGCTTGATTCGAAGCGGAGAAGAAATTCGTCGAACTCTTCCGTTGATTCCAATCGGCTCTTCATTGTCTGGGGTAACAGCAAGCTTGCCAGCTAAAGTACCGCAGAAAGTACCGCGATAGTTGCTGCCACCATTGTAAGAGTTGCTAAGCACTGGGTAATCATAAGTTACCAACAGGTGCTTACCTATATCTATCGGCTTTTTGTTAGCATCAACAGCTTCATCATTGTCGTTAATTCCGTAGACATAGTTTGTACCATTTGGAAGAGATTCTCCCTTGGTTAGGATGTAGCCACCGTAAGCAAGACCGTCAGTGGTTGTTGCTCCACTGGAAGCATCCAATATTCCATCTCTGTAGCTGGTAGCACCACCAACAAATTTGTGACCAAGAAGACCATCGCCGTTATCTGCAACCGCATCAATACCTAGATCAGTTCCAAAATAAGTAAGTTCTGGAAGTTGTCCAGCCCACTCGGCAACACTTGACCTGTCGTATCCATCTGGCCCTCTAGTAGAGATGATTCCAATCATCGACTTCCATACTGTAGAGGCTCTGTAGCAAAAGCTAGCAAGCTGGTGAGCAAAGCTGCATTCTCTTACTTCCGCTGCGACTGCAGCAGCATACTTATCAGTTACTGCAGTTGGGACAGTATCGCCGGTAAGGTCGGCGTGACTAAGTACGGTAGCTGTAGCAGGGTTTGGGGTATTTAAGAACCAAGTGTAAACCTTACCTCGGTACTGATATTGCCAGAGGAAACCAAGCATATCAATGTTGGTGCCGCTAGTTTCTCCTGCCGTTGGAACACTAGAGAAGCTAGGTCCAGTTCTCATCGGGCTTCCGCCACCTGTCCAGTGAGAATAGTCATCTGTGTCAGTTACATTCCATGCGTCCATATGTGTTCCGCAAGGAATGACATAATCACCATCTCTATAATCTAGAATTCCGTAGGCATGTTCAAGTGCGGCGTAGCGCTGAACTTGAGCCATTGTTTTGTGACCATCGGTACCTGCAGTTGCGGTGCCGGTAGTAAAAGAGCCAACACCAGTCCAAAGACCATCTGCTTTAAGCTCGGCCAACGTTTTCGTTTTTGTTGAATCATCTGGATAGTTGATATCACCAGTTGTATGGGTGTGAAGCCATTTGTCAGAACCAACAGTAGTAAATTCTACTTTAACAATTCCAAGATCTATAACAAGGATTTCATCAGAATCGTAAACCCACTGTTCATCTTGCAAGTCCCAAATTAGAACTCTTGCGTCACTATCGGCGTTTGCAGTGACAACCATTGAGTAGCGTTCAAGAATTTTATCATCACGATATTCTGGTGTAACCTTTAATTTTCCACCACTTGATTCTACTATATTTAAGACACCTTTCGTTCCACCAATACGCATTACAGCAATATTGTCTGCGCCTTGCGCAAGAGCTTCATGAAGTGGCTTCATAAATTCTGCAGTTTTGCCGAACTCTTCTTCAGCAGCTGCAACGCTCCTGACATTGTAGAGTCTATAGCTTAACCCTTTTTCAGCTGTGCCAAGAATAATAATCTTTGGCTGTGTCGAAACTGTTGGTCTGGCAAAAGCGCCATCCAAATATGTTGCTCCGACTCCTGGTATACTTTCGTAAGGCATAAGACCTCCTTAAAACCTATTTAAATTTATTATTTATTTCTGAGTTTGTTTTGTTAGCACCAATATCGAACTCTATTGTTCTTAATAATGGTGTTGCTTTTAATTCAAATTCCCTAAATCTAACAAAAAAGTTGATTGGGCGATACAATAGTCTTTGACCGCTTGAAGTCATATATGTGTCGGGACCACGATTCTTCCAATAGAATCTTTCGACACCTTGAACTTCAAAGGCCCAAGCATGATTTACAAATAACTTTTCTAACCAAAGTGCCCTTGAGTTTGCAAGCTTATTTGATTTTGCCCAACAAGAAAATTCAATAACGTGATCAATTGGTCTTGATTCAACTATTACTGTTTTGTTCGGGTGGGTAGAGGTTCTTGCATCGTAAGCCCATGTGCTTTTTCTTTGTGGTCTTCCAGTTCCTTTTGTATTCATATTTGCGGGCTCTCTTTTTAACAGCCTGTAGCAAATAAGTTCATCGCCAAAATCACTAATTCTGTCAGGGGGATATTCTTCTATAAGACTGACTTTCTTGTCAGCAGTTACACCGTCCCTATCTTGAGCATCAGATATTATATTAGCCGCTATCTCAAAAAATCTTGGTAGACTCATTGGGGTAGTATTCGGCAAAAATCTTTCAGCATCAAACTCCCAGGGGTTGGTTATTTTTGTGGCAACTTCGTACTTATGAGTGATTGCGTCTCCGTCAACGACTTTCACCTGAAAAACTTCTTTTTCATCAAGAAGTGCATCAGGTATTGTTTCGGTTAAAATGGATGTATCTGACATTATTTATCCAACCTTATTGCATCATTTTCTCTACAATACACTGCGATATACTCGACTCGCCCATAATCAGAGCGGTACTTGTTGATTGTTTGGGGTTTATAGATCGCTTCTCTGTGGTATGGTACTACTATATCTCCCTCAGTATCAAGCTGCAGTTCAACTATCTTGTCCCTGTACGATATTTCAGTATCGTATCTAAAGTAAAAAACTTTTGTATCTACTCTTAATTGGCCAGGGAACAGCTGTTTGATTCTTCCAGAGAGACCCCCATCAGCACCTATGTAAACAGAATAACAAGTAGCAAATTCTTCATCCCAGTAAAAACCTTCGCCTAAACAAAATGGACACTCAAAATCTGGCTCACTTGTTAGTGTATCTTTGCATACACAGCTTTTTGGTATGAAATCTGAATCAACCCTTGCTTTTCTTAGCATAACCTTCTTTCCGTGAGGAATGGAGGTAGGTCCACCAAATACGATCTCGTCAAATTCTGCTCTTAGATCAACTTCACTACCAGATCCACCAGACGAAGAGCTAGATGATCTGATATTTGAACTTCTGTGAGAGTTTGGATACAAGTCTCTTTTAAAGCCCATCTTCTACCTCCTAATCTCTGTTGTCGCCGTCATCTGAGTATTTAGTTCCCAGTAGCGGGTATCTGCTA